AGCCAATATGGAGGCAGTAAGATGGTTCAGTTAACATTGAAAGATGTAGATGAGGATGGAAAGGCAGTAGCTCTTATCTCTTTCTTAAACAAAGATGAAGTAGTAGCCCTTATAAGTATGCTGGAAGAGATTTAATAAAGAGTTGCTATTCTGTAAAAGAGTTCTTATATTTAGGTATCAATAATTAAAAAGAGATACATTATGACAAGAGAAGATTTTATTGCAGGGGTAGAGTTCGAGATTAAAGGCAATTACTTTAAGCTGGATAGGGATCAAAGATCTATTACAAAGGTCTTTAGAACATCTGATAGGAGTAGAGTAGTAATGGAGGACTATCATATGAATGTAGAAATGATAGGCAGGGTAAGGTTTGAATGCTACAGCTACATGATGGGTAGGAAAGTAGAAAGAAGAATTAGGTTTGAGGACCTAGAAGTTTTTAAAGGTTAGTCTTCGGACTAACTTTTTTTTTGACCGGTGGTCAAGGTGACGTCAAGGTGAGGTCAAGTTGAGAGAAGTTTGATAGTTAAGTTCCCTCAACGGGTAGCCACTCGGGTATTTGGGCCCACATAGAGTTGTATATTTCTGATGAAAATTGAGGTATGGGGGTATATATTTATATATACTATGTAGCTTTAAGAAAGATGTTGTTATGAGCCCAACCTACCTAACCTAGTCCCTCCGAAGAAGAATTACTGCTCAAGGTGTCCTCCTTCTTTAAGTTTGGTCTATATAGCTGCTAAACCCTAGCACGGTTACCACCTATACCCCTAACCTACCTCTTATGTTGTATTACTATGTGTTTGTTTCTTATATTTAATATAGAACATTTCCAGCAATTCTCCAACTACCCAAGGGATTTTTTCCGGACAATTTTTCGTTATACAAACATTATATATTTATATAAGATGAAGAAGCTTAATAGTAACGACCTTTTTGATATATTCTCCCAGGGGGATGAAGCTGTCTATAGAGAAAACCATGTAGAGGAGGTATTGGACAATTCCTTTGTATTATTCGGTATGGTGATAAGAGGGGTAGAGAATTATTTCATCATAGATAAGATCTATTCAAATAGATACGGAAAAGACTATGCCTCTATGTCCGATTCTATAAAACTAAAGTACTTTAACGGCCTTATTGGATACCTTGAGAGAATCAATCTATCACAGTCAGACACGGTTTTAGAACTTGTTGATGAATTCGGACCTCAAGCTATCAAATACGCCTTGGAAGAATTATTAGAATTCTATGAAGAGAGAGAGTATTACGAGAAATGTGCAATTATTTTTAAGTTTTACGACCTTTTCTTTAAGAAATAGTTGCTAGAAGTGACCTTTATTCGTATATTTAGGTATAGAAATCAATTAAACAAATAGGTTATGGAAAATTTAATTTTAAACATCGCAATTGGTTATTTCATTACAGGGGGGATTCTTTCAGTTATTACCGACATCTCTATAAGATTGATCAAGGTAAGCCCTCCATTCACATTCAAGGATGTAATCATTGTTGCCCTCATCTGGCCGACGGTTATATCTGTATTGGTAACGGATTACTTAAACGGAGATTTTTAATGATAGTAGATTACATGTTAACATACCTCGGTATAGGTGTTTTTATATACATTCTATCGGATATCTCCATTCGGGAGATGAAAACAAGTGAACCTTTTACTTTTATAGAGATAATATCATGTGTGTTATTCTGGCCTTTTGTAGTGTTTGCTTTTATAAGAGAATTTTTTAATGGAGATTATTAATTAAACAAATAAGTTATGTATAAAGACAAAATAAGTATGGGAGAGGCCATGTCTCTTGAATTATTAGGAGAGATTACAATTGTTGATGCTTCGCCAGAGTCTGCCACCCCTTTTGGAGAAAACGGAAAACAGTGGAAAGAAGCATTTATAAAACTACAATCCAAACACAGGCATATATCCCCAGATAAACTCCTTAACTTCCTTTCGGCAAAATACCTTATAGAGGTATCTGAAGGCATAGTGGATACAGATAGTAATACTTATTCCTGGAGATATTTCCATGGTATAGAGAATAGACAAATAAAAGAGAAATCTAAAGATAATATCGAGTATGTCTATATTCTGGTTAATCCGGGTTATCCTTCCTTGGTTAAGATAGGAATGACCATTAAGGAAGTTCATAGCAGAGTCACGTCAATTAACGCTACTGCGACAGTTGAGGAGTGGGTTCCAAAATTTGCTCTTCCGGTAGAGAAAGGTACTGCCTTTTATGTAGAACAGGCTGTTCACACTTTCTTTGCCCCTGTAAGGGTTTCTTCCGATCTTGGTTCTTCAAGAGAGTTTTTTACCCTAGATCCATTAACGGCTTTTGATAAGGTTCGTGAGGTAGGGGCAGTGTTTGCTATAGGAAATCCTATTACTTATTAAGGATTAACAGGAAATTAACAGAGGTTAGGCAAGGATATATAAAATCTTGCGCGGCGATTCTTCGAAAATAAATTAAAAAATAGTTGCCTCCTTTAGTTTTTCTTCTTATATTTAGGTGTAATCAAAAAGATATATTATGAAACAGTTTAAATTTTTATTTTTAGCATTAGTATCGTTATTTATTTTTAGCTGTACTCCTGATGAGATTCAACAAGATGTTTGTTTAAATGGGGATTGCGGTGTAGAATTCTGGATTGATACTCTAGGTCATCCTGGGACCTACCAAGACCCACAAGGGGTATGGCATATAAAACATGCTGATCTAGACTATTTTACTGTAAAAGGTCGTATAAATGAGTTGGATCCTCACTATGTTATAAATGGAGTTCCTTTAGTAGAAACAGGATTTGATTCTAATTTCTTCTATACTCTTGGAAATGTTATTTGGACTTACCCTACTTATTCTTTTCTAGGACTTTGGTCAAGTAGTCAGATGAACACACCAATTCCTTACGGAACTGCTTCTTATACATTTCCGCAACTAATAGGACAGACTACTATAATCAACCTAGCAGGGTATGAGATTCAACGTAATCCTCATGTTAATACAAATCACCCGGCTTACCAAGGATATTTCGCAACTTACAGCAAATACACGTATACTCCTCAGCAGAGCATGGTTTTCTTTGACGATTTTGAAGGGATGACAGCAACAATATATTTAGAGGTGACTTTAGGAGAAAATAAAAAAACTATTAACAAAGAGATAAAGATATCTTTTGAACCTTAATAGTTGTTTCCCAAAAAAAAAGTTCATACCTTACCTCTATAAGAAATTATCCCGGACTAAAAAAGGAATAAAAACTTAAAAAAATAGTAATTAATAAAAATAAACAAAATGAGAAACAAAGATTTATTCGAACAAAAGTTAGAAAGATTTGAAGCAGAAGTAAAAAATATGGGGTATAATATTCATAAAAATGAATTAGATGTTGCATATGGTTTGGTAGAGGTATTATTAGAGAAGATAGGTGATCTTAGAACTCTATTGAATACCGAACACCAAGACTAATGAATCTTTCGGCAGAACAAATAGAACGTAATTGGGATAAACATCTTAAAATCGTTGATACTTTTATAACAGGTGATCGTAAAGAGAAGTTAAAAGCTCTTTACCTTGACCTTGCCGATGAAATGGTTATGGCTCCTGCCTCCGGAAAGACTTTTTACCATAATGCTTTCCCGGGAGGGTATATTGACCATGTTAATCGTGTTGTTCATTGTGCTTTAAAAACTAAAGCATTATGGGAAGAGATGGGTACCTCTATAGATTTTACAGATGAAGAGTTAGTTTTTGCAGCTCTTAATCATGATTTAGGTAAAATAGGTTCTAAAGGAAAACCTAACTATATTCAACAAACAGATAAGTGGAGACAGGATAAATTAAATGAAATGTATACTCCTAATAAGGATTTAACTTTTATGCTTATTCAAGACCGTTCTCTTTTTACTCTACAGCAATATGGTATAGCTTTAACAGAAAGAGAATTCTTAGCTATTAAATTACATGATGGATTATATGATGATGTAAATAAGCCTTACTATATGTCTTTTAGTCCTGATGCTAAATTTAAAACTAATTTAGTCTATATTCTTCATAATGCAGACTTCCTAGCTTCTAAAATAGAATACGATAACTGGAAGTCCTTAGGAGGTTCTACGGAGAATAAGGCAGAGAAAACCAAAGCAAGTACAGGTAGAACAGTTAATGCTTCAGAGGGATTAATGAATTTAGTAAAAAATATTTAAAATGGAAATCTTATTAATAATATCAGCAATAGTAATTTTAGCACTAGCTTATATAACTTTCAACTTAAACCGTAAGGTAATTAAGCAAGAAGAGATCTTAGAATACCAAGTAGGTTACCTTAGAAATGTTTCGTACCTTATACAAGAATCAAAAATTTATGTTGAACAATTAGATGAGAAAGGTGCATTTAGAGCAGATGATGAAGTTGGAGTTTTCTTCAATTTTATGAAAGAAATACAGGAAACTATAAATGCTTACCGTCTCCCAGAAGACTATGGCAAAGCCACCAAATAAAGATAATTACTATTTTACACAAGAGACAGAGGATGCAATCGTAAGATATAACGCATCCTCTGACCCTATTTTCCGAGACACGGTATTTAAGAAAGAAATATACCACCCACTTTATAAGCTAGCAGAAAATATTATACATACTTTTAAGTTTTATTACTTAGATGTAGATAGTATTGAAGATTTAAAGCTAGATGTAGTGAGTATGCTTGTTGAAGAGAAACTCTATAGGTTTGATGCAACCAACGGCGCTAAGGCGTTTTCCTATTTTCAAACAATAGTGAAGAGGTGGCTTATCAACTATAATAACCGTAACTATAAAAAACTAAAACAAGTAGGATCTTTCGAAGAAATGGAAGATTCTTACGAAGTAGAAGGTTTACCTGATTCTGAAAGAAGAATAACTCTAGCAGTAGTGGTGAATCTTTTTGTTGAAAGTAGTTATGAAAATATAGAAGAGCTATTTCCTAGAGAACAAGACCAAAAGGTAGCAGACGCCATACTCACACTCTTTAGAACACGTCACGACTTAGAAATTTTTAGAAAGAAAGCTCTATACATATACATAAGAGAGATGACCGATTGTGAAACCCCTACACTTACTAAGGTAATCTCTAAACTTAAAGAAGAATTTTATAGAATATATAAAACCTACCAAGAAGCAGGATTTACTATTCAATAACATATCTTTCGATATTTATATAATAAATAGACTATGGGATTAGAGACAACAATATTCGGAAAAAAGACTGTTTCTGATGTTTTGAAAGAAATTTACGACAATTCTCGAAATAAGGACAAACAAATCAATGCTCTTATTGGAGAACTAAAACCTCTTGTTGAGAACATAGGTGATGCAACTTTAGTTGTTCCTATGATAAAAGAGTATTTAGAGGTAGGAGTAAAGAATGATGAACATCTTATTAAAATGGTAGCACTTGTTCAAAGACTAGAAGGAGGAGCAAAAGGATCTGAAGCAGACTTTTTCAACCCTGAAGAGCTTGCAAAGCTAATGGAACAGAGTGAAGAGCTTGGAAAGCAATTAGATAAAAAAGACGAGTAATGGCAGCAGGTAATTATTTCTTAGGAAGTAAGATAGGGGGCATAGTACAGTCTCAAAATGGAGGAGGATCTCAACAAGCTTCCCCTGTTTTCGGAAGAGTTATGAAGATTGCTCTAGATGAAAGTACAGAAATCCTAGATGCACAAGGAAATTCTTTACCTATCGGAACTATCCTGTACAGGGATATTACAGCTGAGAAAGAAACAACAGCAACTGAATATCCAGCACTACCCCTACAAAGTAACTTCAAGCAATTTCCATTACTAAACGAAGTAGTACTGTTAATACAAGGACCTACCTCAGATATTCAAACAAACGTAAGTACAAAAGATGTATACTACTCAACAGTAGTAAATCTCTGGGGGAGTAGTCATCACAATGCCCTACCTGAACCCAACACAGATATTAGTACAATTTTAGGTAAAGATGTAAAAGAGCTTTCTGACGTAAACCCTATGTACCCATACCCAGGAGACGTACTAATAGAAGGAAGACAGGGTCAGTCTATAAGAATAGGAGGAAATATGTCTCCTAAAAATACATTAGTAGACTCTATTAATAATGCAAAGCCTTTTATTTTAATAAGTAACGGGCAAATTAAGACAGATAACGGGATAGATCATATTGTAGAAGATATAAACAAAGATCCTAACTCGTTATACTTTTTATCTGATCATAAATCTGATTTAGTAGCTGCTAATACAAAGAGAGATTCTTATGACCTAGTTCCTCTAAACTCAGATCAATATATAGGAAATCAAGTAATTATAAACGGAGGAAGACTTTTTTTTAATGCAAAAGAAGATTCAATCTTACTATCTGCTAAAGAATCAGTAGGATTAAATGCAAGAACTTTAAATTTAGATGCAACAGAGTACTTCTGCGCCGATTCAAAAAAGATATACCTAGGTAAAGCAGCTAGAACCTCAGGAGGTAAAGAGCCGGTAATACTCGGAGCACAGTTAGAGAACTGGTTAACCACCTTATTAGATACTTTGAATAACCTAGCAATCGCTATGACTACTGCAACATCGGTAATAGGCGGCCCAGTAGTACAGCTAAATGCTGCAGGTCCAGAACTACAAGCAGTTGTTAACTCTTTGAAGACTCAAATTAAGTTATTTCAATCTAAAAAGGTATTTACAGAATAATGGCAGAGCAGATACAAAATCAAGAAGATTCTATAGCAAAAGCTAGAGAAGCTCAAAAGAAATACGAAGAGGCTAAAAGTAAAGCAGAGGCATCTAGTAAAAAAGCAGCTGACGCTACCAAAAGAGCAAAAGAGCTTCAAAAGAGAATAAAAGAAACACAGGCTATAAGTAAGGTGGCTGGAAAAGTAACTGGAGGAATAGCAGCAGTAGTAGCTATACAAGTAGGTGGGTTACGTGGGAAGATAGTAGCTCAAGTACAAGCTCAAGTACTTACATTATTGAATAAGTTCTCAAATAAATGCCCAGATCCAGCAGAACTACAGGAGATTATTAAAATAAGAAACACCCTTATAAACCATTTATCTAGTTTTGAAAAAAGGGTATCTAAATTCTCTACAATAGCAACTCAGATATTAGCAATTGTCGCTATAGTTAAGATTGCTATTAAGATAATAACCTCCATCCCAATACCAACAGCAATTATACCCCCAATGTCAGGGGGAATAGGTATTCCAATTAGTATACTAACAAAGTATAGTAAAGCCTTAGTAGCACTAGATAAGACATTAGATAAGTTATTAGGAGAAGCAGCAGCTATAACAGTAACAATTGCATCTATAACTCCTATAATACAGAACTTAAAGAATAGATTAACCTCTATAGATCAAGCAATAGAGCAATGTAGCTTAGGTAACCCTGCTGATTTGAATGAAATAATAGCAACTGCACAACCACCAGAGAATACAGGTTCAGAAGGAACTCCGACAGATACCCAGGGTAATATTGATCCAAATTATATTCATACAAGTGCTACAACAGGAAAGGTATACACATTAGCTATCAATCAAGATCCAGATTCTCCTAAAATAGCTCCAAAAAGATACGCAACTGCAATAGACAATAGGGGAATAGTAGTACTAAAAGGACCTTCCTCATTTAGTTCATCAACACAGGTACTATTGGATGAGGTAAAATTTAGAATAGATAATCAATTATTATAACATAACTATTTATTAATATGAAGTTAGACTTATTAAAAAAATTAATCAAAGAAGCTGTAAGTGAAGCAGTTCGAGAGGAATTAGGTAAAATTCTTTCTGAAGATGTGAAACCTGTTCAAACACAAGTACAGCAAGTAACGAAGTATGCAGAACATAAACCAGTTATTGCAAAACCGGTTGCTACAGGTAATCCACTTATGGATTTAATGAACGAGACAAAGTATTCAATGACTCAAGGAGAGTATCAAAACCTAGTAAGTGCAACATCAGACATGGTATCAGCACCAGGAATGGGAATGCAAACAGGTTTAGAGCAGTTTAGACCAGGTGTAGAACCGGGATTAGATATTTCTCAATTTGACTTCATGATGAGAGCAGGAGACGTATATAAAGCATCAGTACAGAAAGATAAAGAAAGATTCGGAGCATAATGGCGTTTAATGTACAAAAAATAAATCCACTAGATCTACAACCTAGGAAAGCAGTTGGAGTTAGCTTACCCTTCTCCTCTACCTCTGTGTTTAACTCTACATACTCCACTCAAGACGCTTTAAAATCTAATTTAGTTAATCACTTTCTTACAGAAAAAGGAGAGAGATTCCTAAACCCTAACCTAGGTGCAGGATTAAGGAGATTGTTATTTGATCAGATAACAGTGGATAAACAGGATGAGATAGAGGGAGTAGTTAGGACAGAAATATCAACCTGGTTTCCAAATCTACAGGTGAACGATATAAAGGTAGCAACCTCACCAGATACAAATACAGTAACAGTCTATATAAAATATAGCGTCACTCAAACAAATATACAAGACGAATTGTTAATTAACTTCGAACAATAATGGCTCAGGATAGAGATATAAAATATGTAAATAAAGACTTTGGAGACTTTAGAAGTCAACTAACAGAGTACGCTAAAAACTACTTCCCAGACACTTACAACGACTTCTCACCTTCATCACCAGGTATGATGTTTATTGAGATGGCTGCATATGTAGGAGATGTTTTATCATTCTACCAAGATACACAGCTACAAGAAACATACCTCCAACATGCAAAAAATCCTGCTAACTTATACAATCTAGCATACATGATGGGATATAGACCTAAGATAACATCTCCCTCAGAAGTTGATTTAGAAATTTCTCAAATAGTAGGAGCAGTAGGCGGGGAGCCTAACTGGGGTCAAGCACTATACATACCAGCCTATACAAGATTAAAGTCAACAGTAGCAGATCAAGTTAACTTTTTTATAGATAAGCATATAGACTTCACTTTCTCAAGCTCTTACGACAATACTGAAGTAACAGTAGAAACCCTATCAGGAGCTAACCCTAGTCAGTTCAGGTTAACAAAAACAGCAAAAGCAATATCAGGAGAAGTAAAGACTATAACAGAGACTATTACATCTGTAGAGAAGTTTAAGACACTTATAATAGATGATGTAAATATTATCGGTATTCAATCAATAGTAGATAGTAATAGTAATATTTGGTATGAAGTTCCTTTCTTAGGACAAGATACTATCTTTGTAGATAATACAAATAATACACCGGACAAGCAGGTTGTTCCTTACAGTTTGGCTCTTCAAAAAGTACCAAGAAGGTTTGTAACAAGATTTACAGCAACCGGACAATTACAAGTACAATTTGGAGCAGGAATTAATGGACAAGACGATTCAATAATAACACCTGACCCAACTAATGTAGGGTTCGGATCAAATCAAGGAATTTCAAGAATTGATTATGCATTCGATCCTTCTAACTTTTTATCAACAAAGTCTTACGGACTCGCACCCTCAAATACAACACTTACAATAAAGTACCTAGTAGGAGGAGGAGTAGCAGCAAATGCCCCTGCAAATACGATTAACACGTTAGTAGGTTATAGCGGTACACCGACAGCAGTAGATACTTCACAATTATCAACAGTTACATTTAACAATATACTCCCAGCAGCTGGAGGAAGAGATGGAGATACAGTTGATGAGTTAAGAGAAAATTCAATGAGAGCTTTTAACGAACAAGGAAGAGCGGTAACACTACAAGATTACACTGTAAGAGCATTATCAATGGATTCTAAATACGGTTCTATTGCAAAAGTTTATGTTACACAAGATCAATTAACAAATCCAAATAGCTCTACAGATAGTATAGTAGATAGTAATCCACTATCATTATCGATATATACACTAGCTTACGATAACAATAAGAATCTAACACCTGCAACAACTACACTAAAGAATAACTTAAAGACATATCTTGCAGAGTATATGATGTTAACAGACGCTCTTAATATAAAAGATGCTTTTGTAGTAAATATTGGTATTAACTTTGACATAATAGTAAAACCTAACTTCTCAGGAAGAGATGTATTACTTGCTTGTACAAACAGAATAAAAGATTATTTTAATATTACAAAATGGAATATTAACCAACCAATTAACCTATCGAGTATATACACACTCTTAGATCAAGAAAAAGGGGTTCAAACAGTACAAAAAGTAGAAGCAATTAACAATGCAGGAGGAATATACTCTCAGTATGCATATGATATAGTAGGAGCAACAAGGAGTAATATAGTATACCCATCTTACGATCCATGCATATTTGAAGTAAAATACCCGGATACAGATATTAAAGGAAGAATAACAACACTATAACATGGCAGTATACAGAATATTTCCCGAAAAAGATACATTTATATCAACAGAAGTTCCTACAGGTAATGCTGGAAAGGATGAAATAATTGAAATAGGAGGGTATGTAGATATATCAGATACAGGAGAAACTAACCGTATATTAATACAGTATAGTACTTCCGAAATTCAAGATGTAATAGCTAATAAAATAGGAGCAGCAACTTATAGTGCTAGTTTAAACCTATACCTAGCAGATGCTTATGAAATACCAGTTAACTACAGTCTCTATGCCTATCCGGTATACGGAGCATGGGATAACGGGGTAGGAAAGTTTGGAGATATTCCAACAAATACAACAGGAGTTTCCTGGCAGTATAAAAAAGCAGGAGGAACAGATGCATGGACAGTAACAGGATTTGTAGCAAATACAACCGGTTCATACTTATCTGGATCAATAGCAGGAGGAGGAAACTGGTATACAACCGTAGGGGGTATTAGTCAGGAATTTACACAGTCACATGCTTTCAATTCTAGTAACGATGTTAACATAAATGTTACAAAAGCTATTCAACTCTTTAATATAGGTACAATTGATAATAACGGGTTTATAATAAAACTGCCTAATAATTTAGAATATAATACTACATCCTCTATCCGACTTAAATACTATGGTGCAGATACAAATACTATCTACCCACCATTCTTAGAGTTTAAATGGGATGACAGTGTATACAGTACAGGATCTTTATCAGTTCTTTCAAATAGTATTTCAATTGTTAACCTAACAAATAATAAAGGGAAGTATGCCGATGTAGGAAAGCAAAGATTTAGAGTATCTGCAAGACCTAAATACCCGGTTAGATCATTCACAACCTCTTCAGCATATTTAACAAACCACGCCCTACCCTCAGGTTCATACTGGGGATTAAGAGATGAGAACACAGAAGAGATGGTTGTTGATTTTGATACTAAGTTTACTAAGATAAGTTGTGATTCAAATGGATCATTCTTCGATGTGTATATGGATGGCTTGCAACCGGAGAGATATTATCGTATATTAGTAAAAACGACTTTAGATGGAAGCACTACAGTAGTAGATAACCAAAATATATTTAAAGTAGTAAGAAATGGCTAATGATATTAACATACAGAAAACTGTATTTAGCTCCACAGAGTTTAATAAAGTTATTGATAATAATTTTAAAACCTTCACTCAACCAGTACCAGAGGAAGATACAGATACTCCGGAAGAGTTATTTAGGTTATACGAAAAGCTTTACTATGTTATAGATGTAACTGGAGATACAGATTCACATGAATACCTAGTAAAAAAGAGCTCTGAATTACTAACTTTTGATAGAGTAACAGAAGATATTCAACCTTTACTGGATGAAATAGCACAATTAAGACAAGAAAACCTAGCACTAAGTCAGGAAGTACTTACATTAGAAACAAAGACAGCATAGATGGCAGATATAGTTTATACAGCTTACCAAGACTCACCAGAAGCTATAACAGGCTTTGAACAATTCTCTCAGGAAGATCAAGCCCTAGTAAGCTCATTTGAGATCAACAGCGTATTTGACCCAGCCAAGCATTACTCGGAAATACATATACTATCTCTAGCAGATGAATTACTAGAAAGTAGTTACAATTACACCTCGTATAAGTTACTAGGAAATGCCCAATCTGCCGGACAGTCAGGAGCATCGGTACTAACTCTAGACCCTATACAGGATAGTAAGGCTTATGGATACGAAAATGGAGGAGTAAAACTACTTTACCATTTTCTAGATGATCTGTACACCGAAGATAATAATACCCTAGAGTTCTTTATACAAGATATCTCAGCTGATAGAACAGAATTATCACTATCTACTTTAAATCTAATACCAGAGACTATTACTGCAATAACCTCTAAAATTAAAACTAACCTACAAAGCCAATCTTACTTTACCGGGTTTAGGTTAAATTTTAAAGATAACGATTTATTCATTGCAACAAACATAGATACTTTAGATACAAGCGCTGGAACGGTAGTTGTAGTTAAGTTATACGAACCGCTACCTACTCTTTATGATATAAAAAGTAAACTAAATATAGTAGATGTAGTATCAAACTCAGTAGCTTATGAGGTAGATGCAGAAACAGTTATACCCCCTACAGTAGCTCCAACCTTAAGATCTCCTAATTTTAACATTGATATAACAGATCAAAGCATAATACCTACAGGGTATTATAATTACGACGAATTATTTAGCTACCCAGTTAATAACGCTAACAGCCAAATATTTTCAACCGTTAGTGAAAAGGGAATAGACATAAGTGTTGATTATACTACATTTAATGACTTTGTACATTTCTCATCAGCACAAGAACGACTTTTAAACTTTAAGTATAAAGTAGACTTATTAGAGACTTACTCTGGAAGCATAGCCTCAATTGCAAACGCAACCCTAGGCTCTACAGGGATATCTGGAAGTAGAACATACTACGAAGGATTAATGGCAGGAGTTGTAGATAATTTTGATCATTACGAAAGATTCTTATACTACGAATCAGGAAGTAGTTCTTGGCCAAAGAGTAATACTACAAAACCATACGTAAACAAACTTAGCACAGATCCAGAATCGGTAACTTGGTATACAAGTCAAATTGCAACTGCAGTCGAGTATGATTTAGTAAATTATAACTCGCTGGTATATAGTATTCCAACCTACCTAAGAGATGATGCAAACAATGAAAACTATTTGACATTTGTTTACATGGTAGGGCAGCACTTTGATAACTTGTGGTTATACGCAAAAGCAGTAACAGATAAGTATGATGCTGATAATAGAATAGATTTTGGTATATCAAAAGACTTAGTTGCAGAGGCGTTAAGAAACTTTGGAGTAAAGTTATATACCTCTAATAAATCAGTAGAAGATCTTTTTAGTACATTTATAGGACAATCATACCAGTCAGGAAGCGAGGTAATTAACCACTACATAACAGGTTCTTTAACAGGATCAAATACCCCTATTCAACCTACCTCATATAATGATTACCAAAAAGAAGTACAAAAACGTGTTTACCACAACTTACCTTTACTTTTAAAATCTAAAGGAACTGAAAGAGGATTAAGAGCATTAATAAACTGTTACGGCATACCAGGAGATATTTTAGACATAAAACTATCAGGCGGTAGAGATACGAATAATCTTCCATTTTTTGGGGACTACAGAGCATCTACTTCATCTATAGATAAAGTACGTTTAGATAATACCGGTAGCATAGTAACGGGAAGTACCTTATCAAACTTTACTTCTATAGTAAAGCGAGATTCAAAATACACAGACGATTTACACCTTATCGAGGTAGGGTTCTCCCCTACAGATAATGTTGATGAATATATCTTATCAAACTCAATATCCACCTTTACCATTGACAGGTATTTAGGGGATCCAAGCAACCTAACATCTGACAACTATTCAGGACTAGGAGCATTAGCAGAAGGAATCTTAGGTAACCTACAGCAGTATAACCTGCAAGATTATGTAAGATTAATCAAATTTTTTGATAATACAATCTTTAAAACAATTAAAGATTTTATACCAGCTAAAGCAACTGCCGACACAGGTATAGTTATTAAACCAAACTTACTTAATAGGTCTAAAGCAAAATCAGTAACTGTTACCGGAACACAACCAGAGTATACAGGATCAATCGATACTGCTTTTATAACAGGATCAGATGGTGGAGCATTTACAACCTCTACAAGACACTCAGATCCTTCTTGGACAGAGGTATTACAAACCCCTCAAGGTTTAGCAAATAGCTACATTAATCAAGGTACAGATCAACCACTCTATACAGGAGAGTTAGGAGGAACAGAAATAAGAGTATCAAATGGAGAATTAAACGAAGCAAATCCGCACAAATACATAGATACATATAGTACAATACCTAAGAATGTAATATTAATAAAGGACTTCCCAGCAGATATCTGTGCAATAGAATCAGCATATCCTTCAGTGAATATTTCACTCCCTCAAAACGTAGATGTAAGAACTGCATTTAATATACCGGGAGACAACTACGTCACATATTACTCAGGATCAACAGATATAACAACTACCGCTAGTGCTTTCCCAATGACTACTAACTACACCACTTTCGCTATTACTGCATCAAAGACAGGTATAGCAGGGTGTACAGGGTCAAAAGTATATACAACAAGTTTTTGTTCAATATCATTAACATCATCAGGATCAACAACACTTGTACAGCAAAACACTTCATACGATCTTACAACATGGTTTACATCTTCATACAATACAAACTTAACATACACCCTGTATACTAACAATGGAACCGTTTCTTCTAATATTAGCAATTCAGGAAGTTATATATTTACAGTTGATACTGGAAGTTACATTTATGTAGAAGTAAGTGATCCAATTACCATAGATTCATGTACTCAAAAAACAAGGGACATACTGGTACAACCACAGGTAACAGTAACAATGGATACATCAGGAAGTAATTATTTATACGATGGGCTGCCATTAGGACCAAGTACAAGTACACTACTTAATAGATTCTACCCAGATACACCAGGTGCAAGAACGTATTACTATTACGGAAGTCCATTTACAGGCTCAACATATACAACACAATCAAACCAGCCAACAGCTAGTGGAAATTACGAAGTATACGTAAGAGTTCCATCAGATATATACTACCCAGAAATAACATCTTCACGTTTACCATTTACTATCTATAAAAACATATTAACAATAGAAGCAAACGATAGATTAATACCTACAGAAGGAACAGCTTCAGAATACGTTACAAGTTCTACAAACAATACTTATACAGTATTTAATCTACAGAATAACGAAACAACAAGTAGTGTAATTTCAGGAACAGTAACGTATACATCAAACTATACAGAATCAACACCAGGAGGAACAACAGGTATTTATATCCGTCCAATAGTAACAGAACTATCAGCAATTAACTACACATTTATAAGTAGTGACGGAGTGGTAACAATAGGAGGTACAACGTACAATCCTTCCGACTACTCAGCAGATGATTACATAACAGGTTCAGTATAACAGAATAAATTAAAAATTATGGCAACACCAAAAACAAAGACAGAACTAACCGCACTAATTAACAGTTATATAGCGGATACAGCTCCAAATATAAAAAAAGAAGAACATAAAGAGATTGAATTAGCAATACTTGATCGTGTAGATGCTAGAGTGCTTACTACAGGTACGTTTACCCATGGAAATATCACCAATTTTGAATCTAAAACTATTACCTTCACAAAAACAATATACACAACAAATTACTTAGTAAACATAACACCATTCGATCCACCACCCTATACCCTTTACTCCTATAGAACCTCTTGGGCAATAACAAACAAAACAACAACAGGATTCACAGCACAGTTAAAGAGAAACGGCTCACAAGGTTCAGGAAGGTTTTTTTATGTAGTTATTAATTTAAGTAATACAATATAAAGCAGGTAATTATATTAATATCTTTCAAATAAAGTAAATAATGGCAAAGACAAGGGCAAAAATGAACGAGTTGATAATTGCAAACCTAAGTTCATCACCTGCAGATAAGATAACTGCACTAGAGCATAATGAGGTTGCAAGAGAATCTGTAGAGTATATTACAGGACAGGTTGTAGCAGGAGGTAGTGTACCTATAGGAAATATACTCGGAGGAGATAATAACTTTGGACCAATATCACTAGGGGTAACCCTACCAGACACAAACTACGGAATAGTAGGGCACTTGACATCCCTAATTGCAGGAGGAGGAAATCAGTGGGATTATGATAATGATGGAGTTTGGCAGTTGGCTGCAAAGACAACAACATCTTTTACAATAAGACTAGGAGAATGGGCAGGACATGGTCAAAATTTAAACTTTGACTGGTTAGCAATAATAGATCAAGTATAGTAGTATACACTGTAGTAATTAACATAAGTACGTATATAAAATGGCAACACAAAAGGCAACAACACTAGCTCTAATTAATACAAATATAGTAAATAAACCAGCTAAAATATCTCCTGCAGATCATAGAGAGGTATCACAGGCAATGGTAGGATGTATAGATAATAGGTTCCTAATAGCAGGAACCCAAGCATTAGTGAGAATAGACACACCCGATCAAAAATTTACAATAGTATTCAATGCAATAGACACAATAAATTATACTGTAGTATATTCAATTAGCTCAGCAACAGTTTTTGCAAACAACGCTGCAAATTTTATTACAATAAAAGACAAAGGAACAACTCAATTTGATGTTTTAATGAGATCTGTTAATCAAACTCCAACAGCAAACATAACTTTTGAGTATGCATTATTTAGAACATCTGAACCTTCGTAAAAATAACAACTAATGACTTTAGCAGAATTCAAATACTTAGCAGCAAATACTACTCAAGGTTTAATTACCTACGGGAACTATGTAGCACAGTTATACTGGCCCTCAGGATATGTTGCCCCCAGTTATGGCACATACGGAAACGAAGTAATAATATTATTTAATATCTACCCAGGTAACGTAATAAGAGTAGATGCAATAGGCTTGCAGATATCCAATTTTCCACTAGAAGTACTAGAACAAGTTATAGCAATAGATGTAAATATACCAGGAGTAGGTCCTATGCAAAACGTACAAACTATGGATTCTGATGTACCTTATAGACGGGTAGAAAAAACTGTAAACGGGCCGTATTTTATATATGCATTTTCACCAGAAGATCAACGAATAGCCATAAACTCTCCTACAACCGGTTCAGAAGGTTACGAAGAATATAGCTCATTTACAGCGCTAGAATATCCTAGTATATCTTTTTTCCGTAGAGCAGTAGACTACGATTTAGAATTAATAATTAATAAACCTAGAGAATCTAGCTATATCTATAAATGTGATAGAGTAAACCCAACACTTACCTCAAAAACAAATCCTGTAAACCTACCTAATATCTTAGCCAATGCCGCACCATCTGCTACAGTACAAGACAGTAACTATACGAGTACACCATGGGTGAATGCAAGATATCAAGGAAGTAAACTAGATACAGCCACAAACACAGGTACAGATCCATTTATACAAGGAGCGTTTTTTAAAGGAGCATTTTTTACAAAAGACGTAACAGATAGTTACATAGAAAACTTAGTATCTACAAGTAACATAACATATATAGATTATTTCGCAGTAAGTAAATTATCAACACCTGCATATACAGTAGAAAGCTTAAACTTAAAACTCTCAACAAATATCAATACCAGCTCAATACTACAAACAGTAACAGATCTACTGCCAGCTTCAAATACAGACATAGCAATTGGAGATCTTCTACAAATAAGTAATAAGACTTCAGGAGACTTTACAGGAGAGGTATTAAGAGTAAATATACCGACTCCACCGGGACTGTACACTCCTTATGAATTTCTAACAAGAAATGTAATATCAGGAGAAACCTCAGCAATTAACACAGTAAGGAGTTATTCAAATACTCCCCGTACAGATTATTTAGCTCAAGATACTGTATACAGGATAGTACCTGTTCAGATATTACAGATAGGTAAGGCAAAGACCACTGCTGTACAGGAGGGTAAGTTAAAGATAGAGGGTACTGAGGGGATTCTAACCCTTAGTATAGATGGATACGTAATAAGTGGAAGCACTAGAGCATTTATATAGAAACAATAACACGATATATTTATTAATAAAAACAAAGTAAAATGGGATACTTAAGTAATACAGTAGTAACTGTAGATGCAATTTTAACAAAAAAAGGAAGAGAATTACTTGCAAGAGGAGATGGTTCTTTTAAAATAACACAATTTGCCTTAGCAGATGATGAAATAGACTATACTCTTTACAATCCAGCTCATATATCCGGATCAGCTTACTACGGAGAAGCTATTGAAGCAATGCCGTTATTAGAAGCATTTCCTGATGAGTCACAAATTATGAAGTACAAACTGACAACTCTTCCAAGAGGTACAGCCAAGCTACCAGTAATCGACCTAGGATTCTCAGCAATAGTATTAAAACAAGGAGCATCACTTGCAATCACACCTCAAACACTAAACTACCTTAGTAGTACAAATACTTTTGAAGCAGGAGGATATGTAGCAACTATAGCAGATGCTAGAGTATTAAACACATTTAACGGAGTAGGAATTAATACAACAGAAGCAGTAGCATTAAATTCAACAACTACACTAGGTACTAATGTATCTAAAACAGTAATTGGAACTTCTATCAATTTAACTGCTACAACAGTTAATACTCTATTTGGAACAAATACATCACTACAAACAACCATTACAGTAGTAGGTAGAGATTCAGGAGCTAGATTAACAATTCCAGTAACAATCACAAAAGTAAACTAATAAGATATGTCATTTAAAAGATTCGATACAGAAGATATAGCATTAAGTGCAGATTCAGTAGTAGCACCAGCTTGGTCAAATCAGATAACTAAGCTAACTTCTATGGCTCTTGGTACACAAGCAAACCTATCATCAGGAAAGTACTACTATAATGTTTATACCCCAACTGTGACAGATACTCAATTCTCTACAGCATACGGAAATAGAAACGGAAGTGGTTCTACATTAATTACTTCTACAGAGGTGGGTAAGTCTCCTTCATCTGTGATATACGGACAGTATAGGACTTTAATTAATGGAGATGAGAATACAGATTTTAACTTCGGAGGACCTACACCAGACTCAGTACATGTAATAACAGTTAATAGAGCTAGATTTAAAGAAAAATTACTACCAGGTAGTTTTGAACTAACACTAACAAGCGGTAGCAACACAATTACACTTGTAGATAACAGTAGTACTATAAGTACACTTTCTTATGTAGATGCAGGAAGAGTATACGACATAGTTAGTGGTTCAATTACAAATGGAGTTTATAGCGCTAATAGTACCTTTACAGCAGCATCAGGATCTTTTGGTAAATTTTTACCAGATGTAGGTATCTTTATATTTAACGCTAACGCACTTAAAGACTCCACTTATGGAATTAATTTACTTGTATCTGAAAGTTATAATGCAGAAGGAAATAATAAGCAAGCGTTTACTAATGCAATTATCTCTGGATCAAACTTCAGTGTAAGATCAGAAGAAACAATCACATCAAACTATGTATTTGTTAGGGTTAGAAATACAGAGTTTAACTACTCAACAAATCCATCTAACATTTCAGGTTCAGGTGATTTAAGACATAGTATAATGATAAACAGTCCACAAGCTTACATGACTACAGTTGGACTGTATAACGATAACAATGACTTACTAGGAGTGGCAAAACTATCAAAGCCATTAATTAAAGACTTTACAAAAGAAGCATTAATACGAATTAAACTTGACTTTTAATGAATGGGTGCTTACAAAAAATTAAACAAACAGGATGCCTACATAACAACCTACGTTGCTCATAAGCAGTGGTCAATACCTCTCGCTCAGTATCCCACTTACGAGATATCCACAACATTAGCAGACGAAAGTTATAAAAGTAGCTTATCGCAACTATACTACCCTAGTAAATCTCTAGGGAACATAGTTTCACATTCATTCGACTACTACCCGCAAACTACTCTATACAACTCAGAATCTAGAAACCTTACTGGAGACGCTTTAGTTGTATCAATTCCGAGAACATTATACGGAACAAGTATAAAACCGGGAGTTATACTAGGTTTTTACGGAGCAATCAACTCACAGTTTGTAAATAGAATTATTCTTGATGATTTAGAAGGTAGTCTCTACATATCAGGGAGCTCCCCTAGACTGTATGTAGGAGATATTATATACACCCATGGAATAGCAGTAATTACTCAAGGAGAATATGTATATGGTAGTATTAGTAGCGTAGCTTTTAAATCAAGCCAACCTATTTATACATATAATTATCACTGTAAGATAAGAGAGTCGGAGTATAACTATACCTATAACCCATCAGTATTGAGTGGATCTATAAAAACGATCTACGATAGTACCGGAAATGTTTATTCAACAACCGGAAGTGTTAATGATGGAGCATTAAAAAATAATGTAACAGGAAGTTCTTTTCAACCGTATATAACAACAGTAGGATTATATAATGATGCAAACGAATTAATTGCAGTGGGAAAAATGTCACAACCAGTACCTAAACCTGCTAATACAGAAATGACAATTGTAGTAAAAATAGATATTTAAAAAATAAAACATGGGAATAACATTAAGAATAGTAACAGGATCAACACTTACTTATGGACAGGTAGATACTAACTTTTCATCACTATACTACTCAGCATCTCAATCAGGAAATAACTTAGTACTGCATACAACGGGAAGTTTTGTACAAGCAGCAACAACAACTACTTTTAACTTAGGGTTAGGATATAATACAATAGCAACAGGTATATATTCACATGCAGAAGGAGATCAGACAATAGCATCAGGACAAGGTTCGCATGCTGAAGGACTCTTTACATTCGCGAGTGGATCTTATTCACATGCAGAAGGTATGAACACAACCGCATCAGGAGCTAACTCACATGCAGAAGGTCAGAACACCCTAGCAAGTGATACCGCAGCACATGCAGAAGGTAACTATACAACCGCATCAGGACCTTATTCACATGCTGAAGGATATCAAACAAATGCTGCATTTTGGGGATCACACACAGAAGGAACCGGTACAAGAACTACAAACTACTATGCACATGCTGAAGGACTTTCTACATTAGCATCAGGAGGATCTTCACATGCAGAAGGACATAGTGTAACTGCATCAGGAGACTACTCACATGCAGAAGGGCTTACTAATAAGTCATTAGGACCTTGGTCACATGCTGAAGGGCAGTCTACTATAGCATCTGGAACAGGTTCACATGCTGAAGGCTTTTATACAACAGCATTAGGAGATTTCCAACACGTACAGGGTCAATATAATATATCTTCACCATTCCAATCAGCTTTCATTTTAGGAAACGGAACATCAGATGGTTCTAGATCAAATTTAATCTATGCATCAGGATCAGAAGTTCAAATATCAGGTTCATTAACAGTAGGATCAGGATCATCTACTGTAGCTCCAACTTACGGGTTTACGCCTAATCTAGCTATAGGTATGCCTACTGGCTCTACAGGAGCAGTATTAGATTTAAGCAATACAAGGGGAATTATAGTTGGAGGAGATACCTTAGGAATCTTACAATTCTCAGGACTAGCCTCAGGTACAAGCTATGCTTCTTCTCAAATTAGAGCAACTGTAAATTCCTCAGCAGGTTCAGGAGATCCTGGAGGAGGTATTTTATCATTCTGGACTGGTAATGATTATGGAGGTGCATCCCCAGAAGAACGTATGCGTATCACCCACCAAGGTAAAGTAGGTATCGGAACAACAGGTCCTAGTCATCCGTTAGATGTAAATGGTGTAGCTGTTTTTAGAAGTGATTTATACATGACAGCGGGAGGAGGTTCAGCTGTACCTGATTGGTATTTTGCAATAAATGGTGCTGGGGATTTAGTTATAGATGACGCAGTAGGTTCAAAAAATTTTATATTTAGTAATAGTGGTAGAGTAGGTATAGGAACAACAACACCAAATGCAAAACTAGATGTAAATGGTAGTACTATAATAACAGGTTCACTAACTGTAACAAATGGTATAACAGGTTCATTCAAAGGAGATGGTTCTCAAATAACTGGTGTAACAGCTGAATGGGATGGTTCTCATAATGGTAATGCTTCAATAACAGGTTCATTGACTGTGACTGGAGATATAACGGGTTCTGGAAATCTATTGCTATCTAAAACAGGAACTAGGGTATTAACAATGGAAGCTCAAGTTGCTGGAGGTACAGAACTGAGACTACTTCCAAATAATGCAGGAGGTCATGCTAGGATAAACGTAGGTAATACTAATGCTCCATTAGACTTTCAAATGAACAGTGTTGATGTAATGAGAATTACACAAGCAGGTAACATCCTTATAGGGACAACTGCAGATACTGGAGATATACTAAGGGTGCAAGGAAACACTAGTATTAGCGGTATTGCAAAAGTAACAGGTTCACTAATAGTAACGGATAAGTTATCAAACGGAAATGCAGTAAGTGCATTAGGAGGCTATTCACATGCTGAAGGAGGATATACAAAAGCTACAAACTATTACGCACATGCTGAAGGCTATTCTACAAAAGCAGGTACAGACAAAGCATATCTTGCTACTTCTTTTAATGAAGGAATTATTGAATTATCTTCAATTTATGGAAATGTAACAAGTTCATTCCCTAGTGGTGATTTGTTTTTTTATGATGATAATCCCTATGACGGTGATTTAGGTGAAATCAATGAGTTTATATCAGATAGTCAATACAGTGGTGGAGTAACCACTATAGAATTAGCTGGTGATTGGACTTCTTACTATGGTAATAATGGTATTGTAGGAAACCTTAGTAAACCTCTAAGAACTTGGAATGGTAATATGAACTATAGAGGTGAGTGGAGTCATGCTGAAGGATATAGTAGTATATCATATGGCGTTGGCTCCCATGCTGAAGGATATTCTACAGAAGCACAAGGATATCATTCACATGCAGAAGGATACTATACACAGGCAATAGGACCTTTTTCACATGCTGAAGGACAGAATACAAAAACCGCAGGAGACTATCAACACGTTCAAGGTAAATACAATATAACATCATCGATATCAGCAGCCTTCATTCTTGGAAATGGAACATCAGATATTTCTAGATCAAATCTTATTTTTGCAGCAGGAAATACAGTTCAAATAACAGGTTCACTAACTGTAACAAATGGTATAACAGGTTCATTCAAAGGAGATGGTTCTCAAATAACCGGTGTAACAGCTGAATGGGATGGTTCTCATAATGGTAATGCTTCAATAACAGGTTCTCTAATAACTTCAGGAACCCTACTAGTAGGAGGTACAATAGTACCCGGTACACCAACATTTGGATCTACTCCCGATGTAGTAGTAGGTGAATCAACAGGAGGAGTTTTAGATATTAGAAATACAACCACTACAGGAATAGCACCAGGAGACACTTTAGGTATTATACAGTTTTCTGCGAAAAGCGATACAACAGTTGGGTACGCTTCTTCTCAAATTAGAGCAACAGTATCACAGTCTCCAGGTGTGGGGTGGGCAGGAGGAGGTATTTTATCATTTTGGACCGGACAAGCCAGTCTTGGAGCATCTCCAGTAGAACGTATGCGTATCAACCAATCAGGTAACGTAGGTATAGGTACAACAGACCCAGGTTCATACAAACTAAATGTAAATGGTAATACTACAATAATAGGTAGTTTCTCAAACGGAAATGCAGTAAATGCATCTGGGTCATACTCTCATGCAGAAGGATCTGGTACCATCGCATCAGGATCTTTCTCACATGCAGAAGGGACAGGATCTATAGCAACAGGAGAGTATTCACATGCTGAAGGATACTTCACTAACGCAGCATTCTACGGATCACATGCTGAAGGAGCAGTTACAAGAACTACAAACTACTATGCACATGCTGAAGGACTTAATACATTAGCATCAGGTAATTCATCACATGCAGAAGGTAATAGCACAACCGCATCAGGAGATTATTCACATGCAGAAGGAGGAGGATCAGAAGCATTAGGACTTTGGTCACATGCTGAAGGAGCCTATGGAAAAACGGTAGGACCTTATTCACATGCTGAAGGAGAAAGAACAGTAGCATTCGGAACAAGTTCACATGCAGAAGGTATACATACATCAGCATCAGGGAACTATTCACATGCTGAAGGGACAGGATCTATAGCATCAGGAGAGTATTCACATGCTGAAGGGTATAAAACACATGCAGCATTCTACGGATCACATACTGAAGGAGTAGATACAAGAACTACAAACTACTATGCACATGCTGAAGGATTTAATACTTTAGCATCAGGAGGATCTGCACATGCAGAAGGGCACAGTGTTACAGCATCAGGAGACTTTGCACATGCAGAAGGGATTACCACCAAAGCAATAGGACCTTTTTCACATGCTGAAGGACATTCTACTATATCATCGGGAACAGGTTCACATGCTGAGGGCTATTATACAGTAGCATCAGGCTCATACCAGCACGTACAGGGCCAGTTTAATATATCGTCATCAGTACAATCTGCCTTTATTCACGGAAACGGAACATCAGATAGTTCTAGATCAAATCTAATATATGCAGCAGGAAATACAGTTGAAATAACAGGTTCTCTAATGCTAAATGATATACTAGTACTTGCACCAAGAACAACAACACCAACACCTTCAGCAGGAATGGTAATAGTATCAGGTTCAGGAGTAGATCAGCACATATACTGTTACTTAAACAGTACTTGGAAACAATTAGACTAAAACAAAATAAAAAATGTGGTTATATCAAAATAAAGAAATAAAAGAACTTACAGATATGCCCGAAGGAAGCTTTGGGTTTATCTATGAAGTAACACATCTTCCAAGTGGTAGAAAATATCTAGGAAGAAAACAATTAATTTCTGTTACAAAAAAAGTATTAGGAAAAAAAGAATTAGCTTTAATTACCGATAAAAGAGCTTCTAAAAAGAAGACTGTAATAAAGGAAACGGATTGGAAAACCTATCACGGTTCTCATCCAGAAATTAAACAGTTAATAAAAGAAAAGAAACAGTCGGAATTCACAAGAGAAATTCTTATCTTTGTACCGACTAAGAAACAGCTGACCTACTATGAGGATAAGTATCTTTATATGAAAGGGGTCATAGAGCCAGGTTCTATTTATTTTAACGATAACATATCAGGACGCTTTTTTAAGAAAGATTTTTATGATAAAACTACTTAACCTATTAGTTGATACAACACCAGGCTTAAATTACCATTTAAAGCATGGATTACCCTTATCTGAGAATATCTACCGTTATTCTTCCAATGCCTTTATACAATTGTTTACTGAAGCAAGAACACTTCACAGAGACGGTTATTTAGACTTATGTGAAGAGGATAGATTACTTCTAGAAGAGACAAATATAGGTGAATATGGAGAGTATGAAGGACAAAAAGTACCTTTAGACTTACCAATGGTAGAAGAAGGAGAAGAGATTGCTTGTAAGAAATGTGACCACCACTGGGAGGTAACACCTGAAGATACTCATTCAGCATTATGCCACAATTGCGGATATGATAATGAAAAAGGAGTATATGATATGAAGGCTCTTGAGAATTGGAAAAAACTTACAGAGCAGCTTAACCCAGCACTTCCTAGAGCAGGAGAATACGGAGGAAATATTAAAAGGAATATGACTGTTATTGACAAAGACAATAATAAGCTAAGAGTAATAGATATTACAGATAATAAAGTAGTACTAAAACCAGCTTCTTATTCAGGACAGACATTAGTATTTCCGGACAACTATGATCAGTTTGCTAGAATATTTGACTTTTGGGATTATTTTAATCTTGAAAAGATAGTAGAAGCAGAATACCACGGGAAAGATGTACAATTAGGAAAACCTAAAAGAGGAGGTTCTAAGAAGTTTGTAGTATATGTTAAAGATCCGAAAACTAAAAAAGTTAAAAAAGTACAGTTCGGAGGAACAACAGGATTAAATGTAAAGATAGATGAACCAGGTGCAAGAAGTTCTTTTGCCGCTCGTCATCAATGTGATAAGAAAAAAGATAGAACAAAACCGGGGTACTGGGCTTGTAATATCGGAAGGTATTGGAAATCATTAGGAGGTAGTAGAAACTTTAGCGGATACTGGTAAAATGGATAGACCTTACTATGAGTTAAAGACATTTGACTTCATCTATAGAAAGTTTACACAGGATGTAGAGGAAGAGGAATTAGTTTGGCATAGAGATAGAAACGATAGACAAGTGGAAGTAGTAGGTACTACAGATTGGCAATTCCAATTTGAAGATTCAATACCGCAACAGCTTCAGGATACAGTCTTTATTCCAAAAGACACTTACCATAGATTAATAAAAGGAACAGGAAATTTAGACATCAGAATATTAGAATTATAATGGACGGAGGACCAATAGGCTATTACCTAATAACGCTAATATTTATATTTAGTATAATACTATTTTCAATAGAACTTAAGAAAAAATAAATAATGAAAAGATCAGAATTAAGAGAAATAGTCCTTGAAGCAATGAAAGGATATTCTCCACAGGTAGGACAAACTAAGGGAGGAACTACAGATGACTTCAGAAACATTCTTACAGCAATAGCAAAAGGACGTCCTGAAGGAGATCCAGTAAGAGGTAATGCAATCTTAGACAAAGCAAACCCAGATAACGTAGCTAGAATTTCTAGAGGTGAAAAACCTGTTTACGAAGGAGAAGGTGAAGAAAAGACTTATAGAGTAGAGTACTACACAATGGATAGACGTGGTGATGATATAGATTGGGACGAAACAGTACAAGCTACTTCAGAAGAAGATGCTATAGCTAAAGTTAAAGCTAATGCCCCTAGACTTGCCAGAGCATTCTCTGCTAAATTAAAATAATGAAACTGTTTTCCTTATTAAAAGAGATCTTAGATCCAACTCAAGAATACCAAGAACTTGTAAATGATATCATTGACCAAGGAGGAGAGTATTTAGGAGAAGGTGATTACGGAGTAGTCTTTATGGTAGGAGATAAAGTAAAAAAAGTTACTACTGATTCAGAGGAACTAGAAGATGCACAGCAAATAAAAGGACAAAGAACCAAATATTTTGTATACATTTACGATGTAGAGGTTAGAAATCCAAAACTAGGAATCATTACAATGGAAGATCTACAGCCTTTTACAGGAAATGAAAAGGATGTTCCAATTGACGATATAATGGAAGAAGCAGACCTACTAGGAATATATCCAGACTTAGAGGGACCAGGTGGTTCAATTAAAATGGATAACCTAATGCAAGATAAAAGAGGTAGAATTAAAGTAATAGACGTATAATGGCAAAAGTATCACACAGCTCTCCTCAAAAGACAAGGACCAATAAGAGCAGAAAATCAGTATTAAAAACATTTAACTTAATAAAGCAAAATGAATTAATACTTAAAAAATTACAGAATGGATAATTTTGATTTAAAGAAATTCTTAGTAGAGAATAAACTAACTGCAAACTCTAGGTTAGAAGAAGTAGATAGCGAAGAAGCAGCTTTTGATGCTGAATTTGCACAAGCAGCTAATGCTATTGCAGCAGCAATTGGAACAGAGCTAAAAAGTAAAGATCCAAAACAGTTAGATGAAGCAATAGTAACTGCTACAGTAGCTGCTATATTAACCGCAAACACAGTAGTAGGTTTTATATCAAAATACTCAGCAAAACTATTTAAACTTCTAAACTATAAAAAAGGAGAAGATATTGCAGAAAAGATACACCACTGGGCTCACGATAATGAAAAGAACTTTCAAGCACCTATTAGAAGAGTTTTAAGCTTCTTTGTAAAAGATCCAAAAACACTAGACCTGTTAACAAAGAGTGTATATGCAATTGTAGTAGGAAGTATGGCAGCCGGGTACGGTGTAGCAGCAGTTGATAAGCTATCACATGCAGAATGGTTCCAAGGAGCATTATCATCCCTTAAGACAGTAGCAAAATCAGAGGAAGCAATAGTAAACGCATATCCTGCTCTCAGAAGTTTACTAGTATAGGGAATACTAAAATAATAAAAGAAAGGCTTGTTTATTCAAGTCTTTTTTCGTATCTTAAGATGTCAATCAGTTATGTACAGGTATGAGTAGTAGTATATTATTAGGTTTTATAGAGAATGTCTTAGGTAAATCTCACAAGAGAGCACGGGAGAACTATGCTTTTACCTGCCCTAAATGCAATCATCATAAGCCAAAACTAGAGGTAAACCTTCATACCAATGAAAAAGGTGAGAATCCTTTCGAATGTTGGGTATGTGGCTTTAAAGGACGTACAATCAAGTCTTTACTCAAACAGCTACAGATACCGGCCGAACAAGCATACGAAATACTTAAATACGTAAGAAAAGGTGATGAAATAGGTTATGCCCCTGCTTCTGTAGTAGAATTACCTAAAGAGTTTCAAGCTCTTTATACAGCATCGACCACTTCTATTATAGCAAATAAAGTAAGAAGGTACCTGTATAAAAGAGGTTTTACCGACAGAGACTTCCTAAAATACAATATTGGCTACTGTACTTCAGGAGAATACACAGGAAGAGTGATTGTACCATCATATAATGAGAATAACCAGTTAAACTTCTTTGTAGCAAGAACATTTGAAGATGCTTACCATAAATACAGAAATCCAGAGTGCTCTAAGGATATAATAGGGTTTGAGAACTTAATCAATTGGGCACAGCCCATTATACTTGTAGAAGGGGTATTTGATGCAATAGCAGTAAAAAGAAACGCAGTACCAATACTTGGTAAGTCTTTGTCAAAATCTTTGATAAAAAAGATAGTATCAAGTCAGGTAGAAGACATATACGTAGCCCTAGACAGGGATGCATTTAAAAAGGCACTTTCATACACAGAACAGTTTCTGAATATGGGAAAGAAGGTATATCTAGTAGATATGCAAGATAAGGATCCAAGCGAGATGGGCTTTGCAAGCTTCACTCGTTATGTACAACAGGCAGAGGAAATGGACTTCGGAAAGTTACTCCGCTACAAACTATCATAATATGATACAAAAAGGACAGAATGTTTTGTCAGAACATGCTAAGAAGAGGTTAGATTTTAAACCTGAACTTAAACAGATTAACTTCTTAGACAGAAGGGTTTATCAAAGATCAGAAGGAGTATACTACCCTTCAGTTACATCAATTTTACAATACATGCCAAAGAATAAGTTCTTTGAATCTTGGTTGAAAGATGTAGGTCACAACTCAGACATTATAATGAGAAGAGCCGGAGATGAAGGTACCCAAACTCACAATGCAATCGAAGAGTTATTAGAAGGTAAAGAAATCCAATGGATGGATGATTACGGTAATGCCCGATACAATGAACTAGTATGGAGTATGATTATGAAGTTCAAAGAGTTTTGGGAAGTAGCAAAGCCTGTACTAATCTTCACAGAAGAATTTACTTACTCAGATACTCACAAGTATGCCGGAACAGCTGATATAGTTGTATCGATGAACGGAGAGAATTGGCTTATTGACTTCAAAACATCAAATCACCTACATAAATCATATGACTTACAATTGGCAGCTTATGCTAAATCAATTGAAGAAGTAAAAGGTATTAAGATTGATAGAACAGCTATTCTTTGGTTGAAAGCATCAACAAGAGGAGCTGATAAAGCCGGTAAAAAGATACAGGGTAAAGGATGGGAATTAAAAGTAATAGATGATATAGAAAAGAACTTTGAATTATTCAAATTGATCTATAAACTATACGAGATAGAGCATCCAACAACAGAGCCTAAGTTTACCTCATATCCAACCACTATCAAACTTTAGTACTATTTATTTAATATAATAGTTGCATAATAGAAATATTGTGCGTATCTTTAGGTAAATAAAAAGTAACATGGGAGGAAACGTATTCGATAGTACAGCACCAATAAAAAAAGAGCATATTAAACCAACTCTATTAGAGTTCTTTAAGCAGTTCAAAACAATATTTCCAAAAGCAGAACCATTCTTTAGAGAGATGAAAACTCTAGGATCTGTAGGGAAAAAAGATTATTCAGGGGATATTGACCTAGCACTTGCCGGGTCATCCTTTGATGATATAAATGATTGGGGTCTGGATGAGAAACACGTTCAAGCTTTATTTGAAGGATTTAAGAAAAGAGCTAGAACCTCTTCTGATGATCAGTTGATGAAAAGAGCTGTAATTGTAGCAGTAGCACAGAAAGTGTTAGAGGCTGATACAGAGATTATAGCAGATGTAAAAGGATCAGGAGCAGGAGCTTTATTTCTTTTATTCCCTCAGTATGATGAGAATAACGAAGTAGTAGGTCAAAACGTTCAAATAGATGTAAATGTAGGAGATGTAGATTGGCTTTCATTTGCTTATCACTCAGCCACTTACTCAGGAAACGTAAAAGGTCTTCATAGAACACAGTTACTTGTATCTTTATTCTCTCACAAAGGGTATACATTCTCTCACAACTATGGAGTAAAGAGTAAAGAAACACAAGAGATAGTAGCCAATACACCTCAACAAGCAATCGACCTACTAAACCAGTTATATGGTTTAAATTTAGATCGAGATACAATAGGAGACTATTTTAAGTTGATAGAAACACTAGAAGCAGGCTTATCTGAACAAGATTTGCATGCTGTTTATGATACTTATCTTAAGATATTAGATTCAACAAGAGCAGATATACCGGAAGATTTACAGTCATATTGGATAGAAAATCAAGAAAGATTAGGACTAAAAGGTAAATTCTTACCAGATAATTCAAACTTAATACAATACAGAGCATAATGAGTGGAGTAGCAGGAGGAAATAGAATAGAAAGAGGAGATGTACATAATACATTCAATAAATACGTAGAAGAAGTTCTAAGTAAAATACCAGGCTTTAAGAAAGCTTCTCTATCAGGATCTGTTAAGGCAGGTTCTAAAGCTGACTTTGGAGACTTAGATATCATTGTATGGTTTGAAGGAGACGATAAGAGAGAAGTAAAACAAAGACTTATCGATGCAGCTTTAGCTCTACCGCAAGACGTAATTGTACCTTTTAAATCAGAAAAGTACACAGGAAGGAGATATTATAACTCAGGAGAACTAATCTCAGTACTCTATCCAATTGTAGGAAAAGAAAATGAGTTTATTCAAGTGGATAACATCATTTCTCTTACAGAAGAAGAGCATGCTTTTAAAGGATCATTCTTAGACCTACCGGCTGAAAAGCAAGGACTACTAATAGGACTAGCAAAAGTAATTCTATTGGAAGAAAATCCTGAAGAAGTATTTAGAAGAATGGGTATTTCAAATATACCTAAACTTGAAAAAGGAGAAGAATACGAATTCAATTTATCATCAGTAAAACTGTCCTTAAGAAAAGTAAAACTAGAAGGCTTTAGAGAGATAGCGAGAGAAGAAGTTTGGTCAACAACAAGTTGGGGAACCATTAAAATTTTATTTAAGAATTTTAGCATTGACGGGTCTTTTGAAGACCTATTAGATGATATTGCAAGAAGACTTACAAATGCTAGATCTAAAAATAGAATAGCAGGGATATTCAAATCAATGGTAACTGTTAAATCAGGAGAAGTAGGAACAGCTAAAGGAAAAGGTAAAGAAGATGCACTTGAAAAAGTAGCACAAACACTTGCTGAAGCTTTAGATGACGGATCAGAAGTAGTAGCTTTATATGCAGGAGGATTTAAACCACCGCACCTTGCTCACTTTGAGAATGCTAAGTTTTTATCCACTCAAGCAGATAAGATTGTAATCTTTATTGGACCTAAAATTAGAGAAGGAGTAAAAATTACAGCAGAACAATCAAAAGCAATTTGGGAGATCTATGCAAAATACATAAATGTACCAGTAGAGATTCAGATCAGTAGAGTAACACCTGTATTAGACATATACGAATGGATTGATGCAAATCAAGACAAAGTAACAAGAATTATTACAGGAGCTATGGCTGATGAAATGGGTAAATTCTCAGGAATAGAAAAAGGTAAAGTAAAAGGTAACTATAAAAACGTAGAAGTAAAAGAACTTCCTATAATTGTAGACAAAGAAGACAGTAAATTCTCAGCAACTGATATTAGAAAGTCAGAAGAGTTCTTATTATCAGGTAAATGGATTCCAAAAGTAATATCTAAAGAAGATAAACAAGCAATCGTAGATATTGTAGCACCACAAAAAGAGGATTCAATCGAAGATAAAATGCTAACTGCTGTTGATAATGTATTTGAAAGCTTTTTTCCAAAAGAAACTAAGAAAAAAGTAGTAAAAGAAGGATCATCAGGAACACCAATAGCTGCATCAGGAGCTATTCCGTCTAAAGATAGAGCAGACTTACTAGACCTATTCAATCAACTAAGACAAACAGTAGATTCAGATAAATTTACAGTAGTATTTAATCAGGATAGAATTGACATTTACGTTAAGACATACTCAGATGTAAGCTTTGATCAAACCCCTTATCAAAAACACCTACCGGAGTCAGTAGAGCAAGAAAAATTTAACTACACTCCATACATAGCATCTATTTTAGAGTATATGCTTGATGAAGGTATGAATATACAACCACTACCAGAGGTAAAAGTAAGGTACGATGAAGATCAAGCCAATAACTTCTTCGGTAGAACAGCTTATTACAATCCAAATAATAAGGAAGTAATTCTATATGTACTTGGAAGACATCCTAAAGATGTTTGTAGATCCTTTACACATGAAATGATACATCATATTCAGAATATTGAAGGAAGACTTGAAGGATTAGCAGCTACTACCAATACAAATGAAGACTCAAACCTACAGGAAATAGAAAAAGAAGCTTACCTAAGAGGTAATATAACCTTCAGAAACTGGGAAGACGGAGTAAAAAGTAAATAAAAATAAAAAAGGTTATGAAAAAAACAAAGGTTACAAAGAAGCAGATCGTTGAGTATGTAGAGAAGTACATAGTTGAAGTAGAGAACCACTATGGTTTGTCAAAACATCAGCAAACCTCTCCACACATATATCTAAGCAAAGATATTATAGACGACATAAAAGGAGAGTATTGTTACTTATTCAATGAGATAACAATATACTACAATAACATAGGAAGCTTAGAGGAACTAATACGAACGGTTATTCACGAATATCAACACTACCTACAGTCACCATCTTGGATGACCAGGTATTATAGAATGGGATACGATTATTCAAATCATCCATACGAAGTAGCAGCATATAACGAAGAAGAAAATTGGGAGACAATATGGAAACAAGCATCGTAACATTACTGGGAGCTGAAAAGCTACCATATCAGATATACTGTGATATGGACGGAGTATTAACAGACTTTGAAAAGAGATTTATAACTCTTTTAAGAAAAGAAGGGCCAAAATACTACTCAAAAGCAACAATTGCACAAGTAACAAGACCTAAGCACTTCGAAAAGATAGAGGGACAGGAAGAATTCTGGAAATTTATTGATCAGCATATAGGATTAGAGTTCTGGTCTGAAATGCCTTGGATGCCAAATGGAAAAGCATTATGGGACTTTATTCAACCCTATGGTCCAAAGCTTTTAACATCTCCTTCAAGAGATAATACTTCAAGACTTGGAAAAAGACTGTGGGTAAAAGAGAATCTAGTACCTGCTCCTGAAGTAATTTTTAGATTTGGAGATGCTAAGTCGGATTTTGCAAATGAAAACTCTATATTAATAGATGATAAACCTTCTAACCTAGCTGCATTTGCCGCTAAAGGGGGAATATCAATAGAATGTAAAGATGGAGATATTTCATCGGTTATAAATGAATTAAAAGAACTTGGTTATGGCAAAGGAGAGCTTACTTAAAAAAGAATTTACCTCAAAAGATGTTAACAGGGCTAGAAACCTAGTCAATAAAGACTTCTCAGCAAAGACAGTTGACGGTGTAGGATATGCCAAAGCACATGTAGCATATACAGAGGGAGATATTTGGGAAGAGAGTGGAAGAACTTGGACTATTAGGAATGGACTAAGACAAAACATCACCAAACTCGATGCAGCTAAGAAAGCAATGCAAGTACCCCTAGCATGTCCAAAATGTAAAGGATCAATGCAACACCATCTAGCACAGAAAATGTATAAGATACATAAAATGTGTTTTGATTGCGTGATTGACTACGAAGCAGAACTAAGAAAAGCAGGTCTTTATGAATCGTATGAAAAGAATATGATGCAGGGGAGTATGAAAGCTTTTGCTAGAGATGTAGAGCAATGGGTCTTTGATAGTTTAGAATCAACAAACACTTTTGTAACTGAACAAGGAGATGTAGAGGATTGGAATAGTGATGATTCTAGATTTAAAGAACAAACCAACAAGAATCTTCAGGAGTACCTAAAACACATCAGAAGCCATATAGATTCGTAATAAGTTTTTCTTACTATTTATTTTTAAACAGTAAATAGTGTTCGACTTATGGCAAAAGTAAAATCAGCTCCATCAACAACTAAGGTAGATAAACCTAAAGTAGCAAGACCGGGAGTACATGCAAAATGCAAGACTTCAAAACTTAAATCTTCTAAGAACTATAAGAAGCTTTATAACGGACAAGGATAGTATGAAACTACTAAAAGTACTTCACGAGAATTACGGAGGACCAGGTGAACTAGTCTTACCAGAATCACATCAAGCTGGAATGAGAGTTACCAAAGGAGGTTCCATGTGCGCAAATTGCGAATACTGGACTGAAGAAGGGAACCTATGTACAAGTAAATACTGGAAGAAGTGGTCTGAGGTAGAGGAAATACCCTATCCTGCAGATGAATACTGCTGTAACTGGTGGGAACCAATGCCTGAAGAAGATAATGCAGAAGTCTAAACTTATACAACTAGTTAGAGAAGCATTAGATGCCTCTACAACTGCTCCTAATAACATCCCAGGAGGACTAGCTCAGTATGCTACAGTAGGAGATTTAGCTAAAATGCATAAACTACCTCTCGATGAGATTATAAAGCAGATAATAAAAGGGGTAAAAGTAGAATCAGAACATACAACAGATTTGGATATTGCTATGGAAATAGCATTTGACCATGTTTACGAGAATCCTACATATTACGATGATTTAAAAAAAATAGAAGAAGGAGTACACGATCCTGTTCAACCAGGTATCTTAAAAGATAGGTTAGGTAAACTGTCCTGTACAAAAGTAAGAACAGCACATTCAGCATTAGAAGATAAGGGTACTCATTACGGAAAAGCATTACAAAGATACCTAAATTATCATTGCAAATAGTAGATTAATAGAAAATAAATTCATATCTTTAGAAGATGGCAAAATATACAAAAACAGAACTTTCAAAAAAACTTTTACAAGTAGAATCAGCAATTGATACTCTAAGAAAAACTAAAGGTTCAAAATCTGAGCAAGGAGTAATTCAAGAGCAAATCAAACGATTGAAAGAGGTAAAAAACAATCTTTCAACCTTATTAAAAGAGACTACGGTTCCTGCTACACTTTCCTATAAAGGAAACGTACCTGACAAAGTACTTAAAGTAGATCCATCAGATGAAGAAACTATTCAAAACATAAAGACAGATCCAAACATAGATCATGCAACAGTTGGGGTTAAGAGAATAAAAGAAGAAGTAAGAAAATATACTACAGAAGAATCAGCAGCAGTTGGTAAAACAGTTGCTAAATCTCTTTTAAAAGTTCTTAGAGCACAAGGAGATGAAGTTGTAAAAATAAAACTAACAGGACTAAGACCAGATAAGTTTAACATTCATGTTGAATATGGAAATGATAAAGGAGTAGACACTTTTAAATTCAACCTAAACCCAGAAGGAACAGCCATTATCTTAAACCTAGGAAACGAATCAATGGAACTAGTAGACTTTGTGATTACACAGGGTAATACTGTCTCTCTACCGGCTCCTGACCTAGAAGATAAACTAAGTGATGCAATGAAAAAGTACGTTGGAGAACCAGTAGATAACGAATTCGGTCAAGCAGAACAGCCTATCTACGAAGATGATCACTTACAGTCAGATGATGAATCTTCAATGGCACAAGCACAATTAAAATCCATTCAATCCAATGCAAGTAAGTTAATGGATATAATAGGAGACGATGAGCAATTAGATGCATGGGTTCAATCTAAACTAACCAAAGCAGAAGATTACCTAGATGCAGCAGCAGGATATCTACACTCAGAAGAAGACCAAGCACCTGTTACATTAGCAGTAACATTAGATGAAATCTCATTTAAGATAAACGGTTTAGGTAACTATACAAGTATTAAAGGAGATAACGAAACAATTACAGGAAGAGACCAAGGAGGAACAGTTAGAACTTTTACAAGAAAGAGAATAGAACAAGATAACCCGGGAATCTTTGATAAACAGCCAAGAGAAAGAAAGCCAAGAGAGATAAAACCTCAAGGAGTTCGTCCTTATTCAGAAGCACAGTATAGAAAGATCTTACAAGGAGCAATTGATGATGCAGGTAGTACAGAATTTGCTTACGATATAGCAGACTCTATGATATACGATCCACAAATACTTGCTAGGCTTAAAAAAGACTACCCAGGAGACTCAGCTAGAGAGTTAAAACAAAGACTTCAATGGGATTTAGAAGCTTGTGATTCACCAGAAGATGATTACGATGATGACTATGAAAGTGAAGTAGCAGAAGCAGTACTAAATGAAAAGAAAGCTACATATTGCGGAAGATGTGGACATACCCATGTTAAGGGTACACCTTGTCCAAGACCTTTTAAAGAAGGTGTAGTAGCAGAAAAACTAGGGCCTAAATCTAAACCGGAAACATACATAAAAGACTTCAAAAAATCAGATGCTCCTCAATTTAAAGGAAAATCAGCAGAGAAGAAAAGGCAAATGGCCATAGCAGCTTATATGTCAAACAAAAATGAAGCATTAGATGCAGTAGGAAAAGAGGATGACGATATTAACAATGACGGAAAAGTCGATAAAACAGATAAGTACCTAAAACACAGAAGAGATGTTGTTTCTAAAAAACTGTCAGAAGGAGCAATAAAAGATTTATTTAAAGACCCAATGCAGGCTGCAGATGCTAGAGGATGGATTAGAAACCCTAAACTATCAGATACTGAAAAAAGAGATAAAATTAAATCTGTAATGAAAGATCCTTCTAAGTTTAATGACTTAATGGATGCTTTTACAGATGAATTAGGAAACGTAAAAAATGCAATCTCTAAAAAAGAACTAAAAGAAATAATGCTAGAAGCATACGTTGAAATTCTTCAAGAGGAAGAAGGAGCAGTTCTTAAAACATCTACAGAAGAAATACTAGGAAAATTTCCTACAGTTAAAAAAGCATTAGTATCTTTATTCACACAAGAATATCCAGAATTTGTAACAGATGTAAGATGGGTAGTACCAAAACCTTCCACATTCGCAGTTGATCTTAAAAATGGTCAATCATTCAATATTAAATGGATGGGTAAAGGATTTGAAGCACAAATTGAAGGTAAAAAATACTATTTAGATAAATTAGCAGAATACCAACAAGCGTTAGATAAGATAAACGATCTTCTTAAAAACGGACCGATTACAACTGGTGAAGAACCAGGTGGAGAAGAGTTTGGAGCACCAGCAGCAGAACCAGCAGCCGGAGGCGGAGGTGGTGGAGACTTTCCAGGTGGAGAAGCCGGAGGCGGTGAAGAACCAGCACCTGAAGGTGGAGAAGAAGGCGGAGAAGCAGCAGCAGCAGAATTTGAAGAAGAAACACCAGAAGCACTTTAATAAAAATAAGTTATGAGCGTAATAGATAAAGTAGTTAACGAATGGGCATTCCGATGTAAGAAAGGATACCCAGATATGAATAATCCTGATGATATGAAAATATTAAAAGAGATTTATTCTGAATACGGGGTAGTATTAGAGGAAGAAAAGCCTAAGGAGGAGGTTGATAATCAAGCTTTGTTATCACAAATAGCAACACTACTACAGGCTGAAAAAGGAAATAGTAAGCTTCTAACAAGAATCTATAGAACATTAACTTCAAACCCTTCTATTGATGCACTTAAGCAAAAATTAGAGGATGCAGGTATTGGGAAAAACACTTTTGATAATAGAAATTTATTTAATGAAATAATAACAATTTTACAAAAAGGAGAAAAGAGCGATATAGGAAGTTTAGTAAAATACTTAGAGCAATCTAAGATACCAAAAGAGGGTAATATCTATACACAAGTACCTGAACTCCCTACTCAAAAACTGCAAGCAATAGGTAACCTAACAGGTGCTAAAGGAACTACAGCTATGGGAAAAGGAGAGATACTATTCCCATTAATATTCTCAGATATTAAACTTAGAATCAGTGATGCAGGAGATTTTACTAGAAATGGTAAAACCGTAGAACTGAAAGCCATTGGAGTCGGGAAAGAGGGCAAACAATCGGGTGGAGGAAGGTTTGGAGTTGCAAGAGCGTTTGAAAATTACGAACCCCTTAATACGAATGTAGCAAAAGGTTTTAGCCAAGCTATGAAAAACGATTACCTTTCCTTCTCAGAAGAGGAAAAAGATAAACCACTTTCTAATATTAATAAGTACATACAGAAGATATATCCAGGATCCTCTCAAGTTGTAGATAAAAGTAATATACAATCACTTAATATTCTTTTACAAAAAGCAGCCATAGAGAGTTACGTCTCTATAAAAAAAATAGATGAATTTCTACTTTTTAACCCCATTACCGGAGATTTCAAACTAATAACACCAGCAAAAGCATTAGTAGACCTTGCAGGCACCCCGGAAGTAGGTCTTACTACCGCTACAGTACCGCAATTAATATCTTTTAACTAAATAACAAACTATTTATAAACAAAAATAAAACACAATGGCAGATAATTTTAATTTAAGAACATTCTTAACAGAGAATAAACTTACAAAGAATACACAAATTCTTAAAGAAGGAAGTGATTACGGATTTGATGAAGTAATGGATGCAATAGCAGACGACTTTACACCAGGTACCCCTGAATTTCAACAAATGGAAGATGCAGTACAAGATGCATTCCACAACGGACAAGTAGACACTTCAGAATTTAGTCACGATCCATCAGCTCCAGGTAGAGAGATGAGAGCAATTGCTAATCAAATTGGATTAGGTGACGAACAAGCTAATGACATCGAACAAGCACAACACGATATTGAAAGACAATTTGAAGAAGGAGTAAACGAAAGTACTTTAACTGATAAAGAAAGACGTCTAGTAGAGATGGTTCAAGATGCTTTAGGAGAAGAAAATGTAGACTATACAATGGGACGTCAAGACGATCCAAACCAACTTCCAAATCCCGCTCCAGAATTAAACATTCCAGAAGGAGAAGAAAGCATTGAAGAAGCAAAACCTCTTCCAAAATACAATTCAATTGAAGAATTGATGAAAGAGATTGAGAACGGAACTAACGAAGCAGCTCATAAATACAAAATGGATGAGATGAAAAGAGTTTACGAAGCACTAGAGGCTAAGGTAGGATCTTTAGAAGAAGGAGAGCATGCTGAACACATCGATCAAAAAGCTGTTAAACAAATGCGTAAAGATATTGCAGCATTAAGAAAAGCAGAAGAAAAACTAAGAAAAGAATTCGACAAAAAATTCACAGGTAAAGAGAAAAAAGAAACTCCTAAAAAAGATAAAGAAGTAGTAGCTTTACAAGAGGGATTTGACTTAAGAAAATTCTTAGCAGAAAACAGAAAATAGTATCATTGAATAAGTAAACAAGCCCACTCAAAAGGTGGGTTTTTTTATATCCACATATTTATAATATATAAGTATATAATATGTCACAACAAGATATCAAACAAATAGTTGCACAAGAGTATATAAAGTGTGCAAAAGACCCGGCTTACTTCATGAAGAAGTATTGCTACATACAGCATCCAACTCGAGGTAGAATTTTATTTAACCTTTATCCATTCCAAGAAGGAGTATTACATTTATTCAGAGATGAAAAGATGTTGATAACTCTAAAATCAAGACAGTTAGGAATCTCTACATTAGCCTCAGCCTACGCTTTATGGTTAATGATCTTCCATAAAGATAAAAACGTATTAGCATTAGCAATTACTCAAGCAACAGCTAGAAACCTTGTAACTAAGACGATTTTCATGTATGAGAATCTACCAAAATGGTTACAATTACCTTTTACAGAGAAGAATAAATTATCATTAAGACTTAAAAACGGTTCTAAAATAACAGCTAAATCATCTAATGCAGATGCTGCCCGTTCAGAAGCGGTATCTCTATTATTAATAGATGAGGCAGCTTTTATTGATAATATCGAAGAAACATTTACTGCAGCACAACAAACACTTGCAACAGGGGGTCAATGTATGGCTCTTTCTACTCCAAATGGTGTAGGAAACTGGTTTCATAAAACATGGGAAAAAGCAGAAGCAGGAGAGAATGGATTTGTACCTGTTAAACTAAAATGGGATGTGCATCCTGAAAGAGCACAAGACTGGAGAGATGAACAATCAAGACAATTGGGGGAGAAACATGCCGCTCAAGAGTGTGATTGTGACTTCCTATCATCTGGAGATTCGGTAATAGAGGTTGAAAACATGGCTTTCTACGAAGAGACATATGTAAAAGATCCAATGGAGAGAAGAGGAGTAGATGGAAATCTATGGATATGGGAATCACCTGACTATAGTAAATCCTACATGGTTGTTGCCGATGTCGCTAGAGGGGACTCTACCGATTACTCTGGCTTCCACGTCTTTGATATTGAAAGCTGTACACAAGTAGCAGAATACAAAGGTAAGATTTCCCCAAAAGAATACGGAAACGTATTGGTAGGAATAGCAACAGAGTACTGCGATGCACTTCTAGTAATAGAGAATGCCAATATTGGATGGTCAACAATCGAACAAGTAATATCCAGGGAATATAAAAACCTATACTATTCATCTAGATCAGATACTGAAACAGTTGAATCTTATATGGCTAAATACGAAAGAGATAAGCTAGTACCAGGATTTACAATGTCTCTTAAAACAAGACCTTTAGTAATAGCTAAAATGACTGAATACGTAAGGGAGAGATCAGTAATACTACAATCTAAACGATTGTTAGGAGAGATGAGGGTATTCATATGGAGAAACGGTAAGGCACAGGCACAATCAGGTTACAATGACGATTTAGTTATGGCTTTTGCTACAGCTTTATATGTTAGAGATACAGCCATTCGTATGAGACAACAAGGAATGGATCTTTCAAGGGCTACAATGAACTCTTTTGTAAGTCTTAATCAAAGAAATACAGGTGTTTATAACGTTGCTCCTATGCAGAATAATCCTTACCTTATGGAAACGCCTGGTGGCCAAGAGGACTTAACCTGGCTATTAGGATAAGTTACTATTTATAAATAAAACATTTCAGAAATGGCAGAAAGAAATTTATTTACCTCACTCCAGAGGTTATTCTCAACTGATATATTAGTTAGAAACGTAGGAGGGGATGAGTTAAAGATTGCTGATGTTAATCACATTCAATCAACAGGGAAATATCAGACCAATTCACTATTGGATAGATTCTCTCGACTGTATATATACAATAACAAAAACATATTCAATCCAAACCTTAACTATCAAACACTTAGGGTACAGCTTTATTCAGATTATGAAGCAATGGATACAGATGCAATTATAGCCTCTACGTTAGATGTACTAGCAGATGAGTCTACACTTAAAAATCAAGTAGGAGAAGTTCTTTCTATTAAATCTACAGACGAAAACATACAAAGAGTCCTTTATAACTTATATTACGATGTATTAAACATCGAATTTAACCTATGGTCATGGGTTAGGAATATGTGCAAGTACGGGGACTTCTTTTTAAAACTAGAGATCTCAGAGAAATTTGGAGTTTACAATGTACTTCCTTATACAGTTTACCATATGGTTAGACATGAAGGGATGGATAAAGAAGATCCAACTAAAGTAACATTCTCAATTGATCCAGACGGATTAGCTTCTTCAGCAGATCCAAATTACATTCCAAACAATAGTAAACAAACCATTACATTAGACAACTACGAAGTAGCTCACTTTAGATTAATATCAGATACAAACTACCTTCCTTATGGTAGATCTTATATCGAACCAGCTAGAAAAATCTACAAACAATTAACTTTAATGGAGGATGCAATGTTGATTCATAGAATCATGAGAGCTCCTGAGAAGAGAATGTTCTACATCAACGTAGGATCTATTCCACCAAACGAAGTTGAGCAGTTTATGCAAAAGACTATTAGCAGTATTAAGAAAACTCCTTATGTAGATCCACAAACAGGTCAATACAACTTGAAATTCAACATGCAAAACATGATGGAGGATTTCTATCTTCCAGTTCGTGGTGGTGATACTTCAACAAAAATTGAGACAACCAAAGGATTAGAGTATGATGGTACAAATGATATTGAGTACTTAAGAGATAAAATGTTTGCAGCACTTAAAGTGCCAAAAGCATATTTTGGATACGAAAAAGACCTTACAGGTAAAGCAACTCTTGCAGCAGAAGATATTCGTTTTGCTAGAACAGTAGAAAGACTTCAAAGAATTGTAGAAAGTGAATTAACTAAAATTGGCTTAGTGCATTTATACTCTCAAGGATTCGATAAAGAGTCTTTAGTAAACTTTGAAATCAAATTAACTACACCTTCTATCATTTATGAACAAGAAAAAGTAGCACTTTGGAAAGAAAAAGTTGACTTAGCAACTCAAATGCAATCAACAAAACTATTCTCATCAGATTATATCTACGATATGCTATTTGACATCTCAGAAGATAAATACAACGAAATGAGAGAACTTATTAGAGAGGATGCTAAAAGAGACTTTAGAATATCTCAAATAGAAAACGAAGGAAACGATCCAGTATCAACAGGACTATCTTTTGGAACACCCCACGACCTAGCTTCAATCTACGGAAGAGAACAAGGTGAATTACCAGCAGGATATGACGAAACTGCACCAGTAGGAAGACCTAGAGAGAAGATGTCAATCATAGGTACCAATGCAGATCCGGTAGGTGGAAGAGACAGACTAGGAGTTCATGGAATGAAAGGCGGTTTTCCAAGTGATAATGAAAACGTAAGAGAAGGTATAAACAATACCATGTCAGTTTTTCTAAGAAATAAAAACCTCTTCCCTACTAAGAAACAAAATATCTTTGAGGAAGAAGCAGAAATCGAATCAGATCTTCTAAATGAAGCTAACATTAAGGATTTAGATAACTAGACACTATTTATAACAAAGACATACCTAAGATGCGTATTAAACACAGTAAGTATAAAAACACGGGCCTGATATTTGAACTATTAGTAAAGCAAATAGCAGCGGATACCTTATCTAAAAGGGATTCCCCGGCTTTAACGGTACTAAGAAAATTCTATACAGGAAACACAACACTAGTAAGAGAGTTTAAATTATACGATTTTGTATTAAAGAATAAAGGCGTAGGTCCTAAAAAAGCAGAATCAATACTTAGTACTATAGTAGAGATATCTAGAAAGTTAGATACAAATTCACTTAGTAAGCAAAAATACGAGCTTATAAAAGAACTTAAAAGTCATTATGATTTAGAAGAATTCTTTTCTATTAAAGTAGAAGCTTACAAACCACTAGCAGCTCTTTACTGTTTAATGGAAGCACAAAATGCAGCAGGCCTAGTAGACTTAGATGTATTTGTTGATAATAAAACTACAATACTTGAGCACTTAACTCAAAGTAAAACAGCAGAAGGACAAGTAAAAAATGCTTTGATTGAAGAATATTCTAAATATGATAAAGACTTAAGACTTTTAACATATAAAATATTACTAGAAAAATTCAATCATCAGTATAAAGATTTACTTCCAGAACAAAAAAACATTTTAAAGGAATTTATAGTATCAGTTAATTCATCAGCTAGATTAAGAAATGTAGTCAATGAAGAGATGACTAAATTACAGGTAGAAATCTCTAACTTAAAAAAGAATATTACTGATAAAGTAGTTAAAATTAAATTAGAAGAGATTCAAAAAGTAATTATTCCAATAAAAAACACACAAAAAGTAGATGACAATCATTTAGTTTCATTAATGCAATACTATGAATTAGTAAATGAATTAAGAAGTCTATGAAAAGATCAGAAATAATTAAAGCAGTTCAGGAAGTCTTAGAAGAAATGAGCACAACTGGAGGAGTAGGAGGATATTCTACACCATTTGCTTTTTCTAAAAAAGGAGCTGGAGCTAATGCAGCCACTAAAGCTTCTCAAAAGCTAGGATTTAAAGCAGCACCAAGACCAAAACATCCTTCACATACTAAAATGTTTGATTACTTAGATGAGATGCAGGTAAGTTCACCTAATGTCTTTGTATCAGAAGCAGAAATGGAAAACAGTGATGCAGTAAAGAAGACAAAAGAAATGGGTTACAAGCTAGTAAAGAAAACCAACACCGCATCAGATAAAAAGAATAAATAACATGAGAACATTACAAGAAAAATATAACGGAATTCAAGAAGGAAAATTTTCTAAAGAACATTTCTTAGCTGATGCTAGAATGGAACTTCCAAACCTAGTAACTCGTTTTAACGGATACGAGGATGCTGTTCAAATTCTTAAGAACAGAGGAATGATTCAAGAAGTTAAAATTGAGGAAGCTAGACTTACTAAGAATAACCTAACAGACTACAGATACAAACCGACCAACGATATGGACAAATATCCATACGAACAAATCCTAAGAGGAATAAGAGTTGAATTGGAAGTATTAGGGGTTCAAGGAACACCAACAGCAGAAGAATATGCAAAAGCATTAGCAAAAGTAGCTAAAAACTTAGCAAAAGATTCAATTTTCTATACAAATCAAGTAGCAGGTGTTAATCCAAAAGTGGACTTACATGATAAAATGATTCCTGTAACAGCAAAAAATACAGTTGACACTTTCAACGGTATGAAAAAAGCAGAGTTAAAAGAAGGATTTAAAAGACTAATCAAAAAAGTATTATCTGAATCAATGGGTGATATGTTTGGAGATGAAGAAAGAGCTGAAAGATCTGCCAACTACGGACAACCAGGAGAAAACGAATACGAATTCTACTCAGATCCAGAGAACTATAACGAAGAAGAAGAGTTTGAATTACAAGGAGACGAAGAAGCAGACGATATTCCACATCCAAGAGGATATGAAGAAGCTAGCGATGAAGAAGACTTAGATGAATCTAAAATGGGAGACCTTTATATTACAGCTCAAGAATCAGATTCACTAAAAGACTTTTTAATAAAAGTAAAACAAGAATATCCAGAAACAAACCTAAGAAAAGACATCGAAGAACTTCAACATATTTGGAATAATAGAGGAGGAGATTCAGAAGATGAATTATCAGAAGGAAAAAAATCGTTATCTGAATTATTAAAATAAGTAAGATGAACAATTTATTAGTAAATGTAACTCCTTTTAAAGGATTGCTTACCGAATCAAAGGCTAGACCCGGAGTATACGAAGTGGTGGGTATCATGCAAAGAGCAGGAGCAAAGAATCAAAACGGAAGAATCTATAAAAGAGAAATTCTTGAAGAAGAAGTTCGAAATTATGTAGAGAATTTTGTTAAGATAGGAAATGCATACGGAGAATTAGATCATCCAGAATCAGCAATTGTATCTCTTAAAAATGCTTCACACGTAGTAAAAGAACTATGGTGGGAGGGAGATGACTTGATGGGTAAAGTAGAATTACTAAATACACCTTCAGGAAATATTGTAAAAGAGATATTAAAAGGAGGACATACAATGGGAATCTCTTCTAGAGGAACAGGATCAGTAACTCAAACAAACGAAGGAACTTTAATGGTTCAACCAGACTTTGAATTAGTATGTTGGGATTTTGTTTCTAATCCTTCTACACAAGGAGCTTTTATGAATCCAATTTCTTTAAACGAAGGAAAACAAGCAGTAGGAAAATATGATAGATTAGATTCTATTATTAACAATATATTAAGAGCATAATGGAAAATAATTTTGACATGCACCAATGGCGTGCAAATTTTTTAAAAAAAGTATTAAAAGAAGAGATAACAAAAGACAGCCCATCATTTAGAAAGCTAGTACTGAAATTGGAAGAGATAAGTGAAGAAAGTGGAAATGATTGGGAAGCTTTAAAGGCATACTTAAAAGGTAGATACGCATTTTTTGAAACATACACTACTGGTAATAACCCAGCTGCTTACGTAGTTAATTTCTTTTCAATTACCAAAGGAAAGGATGAATACGTTGAGAAAAATCCATCAGATTATGTACAAATAGGTGACTGGTATATTAGACCATGGTAACCTAAACAAACACAGCCCACCCCATAAAGGTGGGTTTTTTATGTTTTGTAAAACAGTATATATTTATTTAAGAATATATCACGATCCTTATGTGATATCTACTTAAAAGTAAAACACTATTACGCTACTACTTAATAAGCGTACGACAAACAAACACAAACAAAATGTCAAACAAAGATTTATTAAAGCAAGCTATTGCTGAAGCGAAAACTATTCGTGAAGCTGCAATTGCAAATGCTAAAGAAGCTTTAGAAGAAACATTGACTCCACACTTAAAAGAAATGCTTGCTCAGAAATTGCAAGAAATGGAAGATAAAGAAGATGAGACAGTGGATGAAACTATTAACAACGCCGAAGCAGAAAGCTATTCTGAAAATCCATCAAAACATGGTAATTTAGAAGAAGCAGAAGAAGAGGAAGAGGAAGCTGAAGAAGAAGAAACTCCTGAAGAAGGAGAAGAAGGTGAAGAAGAAGAGGAATTAGAAATCGAAGACATGTCAGTTGAAGATTTAAAAGACCTAATCAGAGACATCGTTGCACAAGAAGCAGGTCAAGAAGAAGAAGCAGACTTAGAAGCCGGAGAAGAAGGTCCAGAAGGACAAGAAGATATGGTGAGTATGGATGGTGATTCAGAAGAGATTGATATCAACGAACTATTAGCAGAACTAGAAGGAATGGACGAACAAGAATTAGATGAAAAAGGTGGAGGGTATATGAAAGAGCCTTCTGACTCTGCAGCAGCAGGATTAGAAAACTTAATCTCTATGGTTAAATCTATCAAGTCACCAGAATCTATCGCTAAAATCAAAGCTTTCCTTAAAGCACTTCCAGCAGCAGCAGGATCAGCCTTAAGATCAGAAGGATTAGACGAACAAGACTTAGACGAAAAAGGTGGAGGATACATGAGAGAGCCTTCTGACTCTGCATCAGCAGGATTAGAAAACTTAATCTCAATGATCAAATCACTTAAATCACCTGAGACAATTGCAAAAGTAAAAGAATTCCTAAAAGGTCTTCCAGCAGGAGCATCAGCAGCAATGCGCTCTGAAGAAGTTGAGCAAGATCTACAAGAAGCATTACAAGCAGTTAAAATTTTAAGAAATCAACTTCAAGAAGTTAATCTTTTAAATGCAAAATTACTTTATGTAAATAAAGTATTCAAATCAACTAACCTATCTGAAGGTCAAAAAGTAAATGTTATCGCAGCATTTGACAAAGCCGAAACAGTTAGAGAAGTAAAATTAGTTTTCGAAACAGTTTCTAAAAACGTAGTTGCTAAACCAGCTGCACTTAAAGAGCACAGATCTTTTGCTTCTAAAGCAACAGGTAATGCAACAACAACTGCACCAAAAGAAATTATATCAGAAGTATCTGAGCAAGTTCAAAGATGGCAGAAGTTAGCAGGAATTATTAAATCATAAAAATAAAAAAACAAAAACAACCAAATGGAATTAAATCAATTATTCGAAGGTTCAAACAATTACAAGTCTTTACAAGCTGATGCAGCTCGTTTGTCTGGTAAATGGGCCAAATCAGGTTTGTTAGAAGGTATTTCTAACGAAATCGAAAGAAACAACATGGCTATGATTCTTGAGAATCAAGCAAAACAAATCGTATCTGAAGCTAATACTACAGGTAACGGTGCAATTGGTACTGCTACAGGTGGTGCTGAACAATGGGCAGGTGTTGCTTTACCATTAGTACGTAAAGTATTCGCTCAAATCGCAGCTAAAGATTTTGTATCTGTACAACCAATGAACTTACCTTCAGGTCTTGTATTTTACTTAGACTTTAAATACGGTACAACAGCTAACGGAAGAACTTCAGGAGATAATCTTTACGGTAATGTATCTACAGCTAATGACAAAATGTCAGTAGACGAAGACGTAGCAGGCGGTTTATACGGTGCAGGTCAATTCGGTTACTCAATTAACCCTAAAGATTTCGCTATTGCAACTCAAGCTACAGGATCAGCTGGATCAGCTTCTATTGCTTACCAAGACGGAATTAACCCATCTGCATACTTTACAGCAGCAGTAAACATGGCAACTTCAGCTTCTTTTGACCATAAAGGTGTAAGAGCTTTCAGATTGTATTCAGGTTCAACAGATATTACAACTAACCCAGAACTTACAACAGTATCAGGAGACGTAGTAACATTCGTAGTAGCAAAAACAGCAACAGCTGCAGGTTCTATTACAGGTAAAGTTGTTTTCCACTTACAACCAACTGATAACACAAGAGGTGATTTTGAAGACGGAGCTACTAGCCCAGCTAACGGAACAATCTCTATCCCAGAAATCAACGTATCATTAGCTTCTGAATCTATTGTTGCTAAAACAAGAAAATTAAAAGCACAATGGACCCCAGAGTTTGCACAAGATTTGAATGCTTATCACTCAATCGATGCTGAAGCAGAATTAACTTCATTATTATCAGAATATATCTCTATGGAGATTGACTTAGAATTAATGGATATGTTGATCCAAGATGCAGCTACAACTGAAAGATGGTCAGCAGTAAACAACAAACAATGGAATGGTACAACTTGGGCTACAACAGGTAACTTCTACAACACTCAAGGTCAATGGTTCGGAACTTTAGGTACTAAAGTACAAAAAGTATCTAACAAAATTCACCAAAAAACTTTAAGAGGTGGAGCTAACTTCTTAGTATGTTCTCCAACTGTAGCTACAATCTTGGAATCAATTCCTGGATATGCAGCAGATACAAACGGTGACAAAATGGACTTCGCAATGGGCGTTCAGAAAGTAGGTAACTTGAATTCTCGTTTCAAAGTTTACAAAAACCCTTACATGACTGAAAACGTAATCTTGTTAGGTTACAGAGGATCTCAATTCTTGGAAACTGGTGCAGTTTATGCTCCATATATTCCATTAATCATGACTCCATTAGTATACGATCCAGTTACCTTCACTCCAAGAAAAGGTATCATGACTCGTTACGCTAAGAAAATGATCAGACCAGAATTCTACGGTAAAATCTTCGTTAGCGATATCGCTACTGTATAATTTACTACAGAATAAATAAATTAAAGAGAGCTAAAAGCTCTCTTTTTTTTTATAAGATAGTTTCGTATATTTATATAAAAAGCATATATGAATACAGGAGAGTTATCTTGGCAGCAGTTTAGAACTTTAGATTCAATGAGAAATCTAAACGAAAACCAGCAAATGACACACTACTATAAGTATTTAGTAGAACTAAACGAGTGGATGAGTCATCAAAATAAAGGAGATTTAACCACGCAAATAATTACCTGTGCGGATGGTATGGACATAGTATTCTTAGTAGACTATACAGCAAGTATGTTTACTGCAATTAATGCAATTAAAGCAGCAATTACATCTATTGTTGCAGCAATTGTAGTAGAGTCAGGAAATAACTATAGACTAGGGTTAGTATTATTTGATGAATATAAAGCACCTTTTTATCCAGAAACAGCCTACTACGAAGGAACAGCAACTTACCTCGGATTACCTGTAGGACAAAAATACACAAACGTATATGACACCGTAGGAACTCTTGAAGATAGAAAGCAGTACATAACTGCAATGGAAGTATTTTCTCAAAATAACGAAAGTACCTTCACAACTCAACTCAACCTACTAAACACAGATGACTTTCCCCTAGGGTACGGAGCAGACATACCAGAACCCTCAGATATGGGTATTGATAGAATAGTAAACTATAACTTAGCAGGAACCTTTAGAGATAATGTATCAAAGCTTATAATACTCATAACAGATGAACCTTCTTCTGGTGACGATGATATAAATAATGCAACAGATACGGCATTTGCACAAACATTAATAGCAGACTGTAATGCTAAAGGGATTAAAGTACTGCTTATGAAATCAACATCAGATTCATATGCTCCTCTAGAAACATTAGCATTAGGAACAGGAGGTTTAGTGACTGATTCATTTACTCCATCAGCAATCATAGCTAGTATAGAAAATATCTGTACATAGTAATAAATTAAAATAAAGAACAAAGAGCCTAGGACACCCTAGGCTTTTTTCGTATATTTATTGTAAACAAATACAGTTTATATCTATGGCTTCAAATCATCACACCGACGAGGTTTATACTCAAAAGAGAAAACCAAAACAGCCCATCAAATTTAACTTAGTTCTCAACGAAGAACAAAAACTAGCAAAAGCAATTATTTTAGAAAATCCTGTAACCGTTTTAAAAGGAATGGCAGGATCAGGAAAAACACTTGTAGCGGTACAAGCAGCTTTAGATTTACTTTTTAATAAAGAAGTAGAGAAGATTATTATAACAAGGCCAACAGTAGCTAAAGAAGATATAGGATTTTTACCAGGCGATTTAAAAGAAAAAATGGATCCTTGGTTAGCACCAATTTATCATAACTTATACGCTTTATACAGTAAAGATAAAGTAGATAAAGAACTAGCAAATGGAAATATTGAAATTGTACCTTTTGCATTTATGAGAGGAAGAACATTTTTAAAATCTTTTGTAATAGTGGATGAGGCACAGAATGTTACCCATGATCAAATGGAAACAGTAATTGGGAGACTGGGTAAAGAGTCTAAGATGGTAATATGTGGAGATTTAGCACAAATTGACCTAAAAGTAAAGAAAGAAACCGGCTTCTCATTCTTAACTAGAATTGAAGAGCATGTAAAAGGCTTTGCAGTATTCTCACTACTCCAGAATCATAGACATCCAATTGTAACACCTATCTTAAAAATCTATCAAGACTTTAGGGATTAGTATAAATTGCTATTTATTAATAAAGTATATCAATGGCAAATATTTCTATATGGAATGGTAGTTCTACATTTGCACCAGGACAAACACCTTTTCACTTTTACGATGCAGATCCAGAATTTACAGCTTCAGCTGATAAGGTAGCATCCTATTGTGCTATCCGCTTGGGGTATCCACTAATGGATGTAGAACTAAACTCAGGATCTTTCTATGCTTGCTTTGAAGAAGCAGTTACCACTTATGGAAACGAAGTATACCAAGCACTTGCAGTACAGAACTATATGTCTCTAGAAGGAGGATCAACAGCAACAACTTTAAACAACGCAGTAATCTCTCCAAATCTTCAAAACGTTATTAGAATTTCTAACAACTATGGAACAGAAGCAGGAGTAGGAGGAGATGTGACTCTACATAAAGGAGAACTATCAGTATCAGCAAATGTACAGGAATATGACTTGAAAGCATGGGCTAGTGGATCAGGAATAACAGGAAGTATTGAAGTAAGAAAGGTTTACTATGAAGCACCTCCTGCAATTATGAGATACTTTGACCCTTATGCAGGTACAGGAACAGGTATTCAATCTCTTATGGATGCATTTGATTTTGGATCATACTCGCCAGGGGTAAACTTCTTATTAATGCCAATCTCTTATGACTTATTAAAAGTACAGGCAATTGAATTTAATGACCAGGTAAGAAAATCAGCATACTCTTTTGAGATACATAATAATAACTTAAGGTTATTTCCAACACCTAAAACAGCCGGTTCAATTTGGTTTGAATACTATAAAGTAAACGAAAAGCAGTCTTTAAATGATGCAGCTTCAACAGCAGGAGGATTAGGGGCATCTATTTCAAACATATCAAATGTACCCTATACAAACCCTAGCTACGCAGGTATTAATGCAATAGGTAGACAATGGATTTTTAAATATGCATTAGCTCTTTCAAAAGAACTTTTAGCATACGTTAGAGGAAAGTATACAACAGTACCAGTACCGGGCTCAGAAGCTACTCTAAATCAAGCAGATTTATTAGCAGATGCAAGGTCGGAAAAAGAAGCATTAATTGGTAACTTAAGAGATATATTAGAAAAAACATCAAAGGTAAGTCAACTGGAAAGAAAAGCTCAAGAGGCTGGATTTTTACAAGATACATTAAAAATGGTACCAATGGTAATATTTGTAGGATAATGAAGATAAAAAATTTAATAAACGAAGTAACCTTTTCAATGTACCAAGGACTTGTAAGAGTTGGGCACAAAGAAGAAATAACTGCCTCAGAGGTAGCTGACTTTGTTAGGGCTATGCCGGGTGTTACAAGAGTAACTGCAATTGATTCTAACGAGGATACAAATGTAGTGGTACTTAAAGTAAAAATATTAACAGCTAAACCAGGTCCAGTAGTCTTTGAAAAATTAAAAAAAGATACTTTTAAATTAGTACCAAATATTAAGAAGGTAGAATTGTCTTTAAAATCAATTGAAAAAATAGAGTAATGATATTTGGAAGCCAAAATGACTTTAAACTACTTATAGGGATAAATAGAGAATTACTTTCTGATGTAATAGAACAGGAAGTTCTCTATCATAAAATGTCTTTGGAACAAACTCAAACAAATATTTACGGAGAAGCTCAAGAAAAAGTATACTGGTCAGCAGTAAAATTTAACTGCCTTATCGATAGAGGAGATCAACAAACAACAGTTGATGATTTCGGTCCAGATTCAATAAGAGCTGTAAGTTTTAAATTTTTAAGACAAGATCTTAAAGATGCAAATACCTTTCCTGAAGTAGGAGATATAGTACAGTGGAATGAAGATTACTACGAAGTAGATAACACTACAGAGAACCAGTTATTCTTAGGTAAAGACGAAAATTACAACCTAACTGACTACGGGCCAAACTTCGGAGGAACACTTTCAATTATATGTATTTGCCATTTAACAAGAGCAGACAAAGTAGGAATAGCTAAACAAAGAATATAATGGCTTTAACAAGAAAACCTATACCGAAATCTCAAGTAGAACTTTCTCAAGAGACCATTGAACCTTATTTGAATCAAGGTAAGGCTCCTGTACCTGCTAATAAAAGAAGAGAGAATCAAAAAACTCTAAAAGGGGATGACGTAAAACAATTCTCAGTAGGATTGAAAGACGTAGATGAGTCAATATTTTACTACTTCAATAATATAATTAGACCTTCAGTAATACAAAACAGTACAAAAATAAACGTACCGGTTCTTTATGGTTCACCAGAAAGATGGGCAGCAATGCAAAAAGATGGTTTCTATAGAGATAATAATGGGAAGATTCAAACCCCTCTTATTATGGTTAAGAGAGATTCTATAGAAAAAAATAGATCACTAGGAAACAAAATGGATGCAAATAATCCAATTCACTTTGGAGTATTTCAAAAAAAATATTCACAAAAAAATGTTTATGATCGATTCTCTACATTAAATAACAGAGAAGCTGTTAAGGAATATTACGGAGTTATCATACCGGATTATGTAAATTTAGTTTACACTTGTGTAATCTTTACAGAATACGTAGAGCAAATGAATAAAATAATCGAATCTGTAAATTTTGCATCAGATTCATACTGGGGAGATCCAGAAAGATTCAAATTTAGAGCAGCAATTGATAATTATACAACAACAACTGAATTAGTAGACGGAGGAGATCGTACAGTTAAAACTTCTTTTCAAATAAAAATAGCAGGATACATTGTTTCAGATGCTATAAATACATCAGTAGCTAATCCAAATAAGTTTTTCTCTAAAGCAGCATTAAAGTTTGGAATAGAAATGGCAGGATCATCGGAGATGCTACAAGCTAAAGCAGGAACACCAGCCAAACAAGCACCAACACGTTTCTTCGACACAGCTCTAACAGGAGTAACTGGAGGAGGAGGAGGAATGACAGTAGAGCAAATAACATATGTAGGTTTAAATACAACAGCAACAGCAGATGAATTAACAGCAGGAATAGCTATTTTTAATAACCACACAATAGCAACACCTCCAGAGGGGTTTGTGGTAACACAAGAAAACTTTCAGGTATATGTGAATGGGGTACTTATCCCTACAGTTAACAGAACAGTTACTCAAGTATTGAATAATATAGAGATAACATTTACTAGTCTAGAATATAATCTAGATTCTCAAGATCAAATAATATTAGTAGGAAAATTCATATAAGTACATGGCATTAATACAGTGGAAACAATTAGATACAGAACTAACAGGTTCGTTATATAGTGGTTCGTTTAACGTAACTGGATCCATTGTACTAAATGGTATAGATCTTTCTTTAGATCAAAACATATTTAAACAGACAGGATCTTACTGGAATACAACAAGAAATATAGGAATAACAGGATCTTTTCAACTTGCTTTTAATGGAGTAGATGAATATTTTGCAGTATCAGTAGGAGGAAATGAAAAGATAAAAATAAATACAGAAGGAACTTTACAACTAGCACCACAAGACATAACCCCTACAGCAGTGACAGGGGGAATTTTTTATAGCTCTAGTGATGCTTTTTATTTAGGTTTCAATAATTAAACATATTTATTAATAAAACAAATATATAGAACAATATGGCAACTTGGAAAAAAGTAGTAGTCTCCGGGAGTAACGTCTCGCAATTAAATAAT